TTAAAAGATGCTGACTCTTTAATTGAAGAGTGGAATCAAAAATATGACGAAGTAGTTCTTTACTTTGGTAATATTGATATTCGTTTTCACTTAATGAGGCAAGATAATCCTGCTGAAGCAGTAGGAGATCTTATTAGACGTTATGTAGAATTTGCTAAGAAACTAAATAATGCAACTCTAGTTAATTTGTTACCAGTTGAGCATGAAAGTCGTAAATTACCTGGTACAGGTTTATATCTAAAACAAGCTTATTTTGGCACAAGACAAGAAAGAGCAAGATTGGTAGATACAGCAAATAGGATCATGAATAATTCAGGACTTAAAACACTTCAATGGCCAAATGAATGGATTGATGAAGATGGAATGAAGATGTTTGAATACATGGAACCTAAACAATCAGTACACTTGAAGCCTAAATATTATATGTTCGCAAACGAATTTGTAAAATGACACCAAAAGAAAAAGCAGAGCAACTCGTAAGTAAGTTTCTTACTGTATATCATACTGAGCGTATAGAAGACAGTAGTGGTGAACAGACAGTAGTTCCAATTCAAATAATTAATTCCGTTATTCATGCTAAGATATATGCATTAGTTGCAGTAGATGAAATACTATCTATGGGGATAATGTCTGATAGTGGTGATTGGAGAATGGCTAAATCTTATTGGGAAGAGGTAAAACAAGAAATAGAAAAACTATGACACGAAAAGAAATAGAACAACTAGCTGAAACCCAGTGGGAAGGATGTCATGGTTGTGATAAGAATGATAAAGGATTTTGGATTAACGGATTTCTACATGGTTATTTAAATGCTAGAGTAGATAATTTAAGTAATAGCATGGATAATTTAAGTACTAGAATAGATAATCTAAATGATCAAATAGATCGTAAACATAAGAATATTGCAGAGATGTTGATTAATGGTTTGGATTGTCATTATAGTGGCTTACCTTCACCTAAATCATATGATATATGAAACAACAAACAGCAGTTAATTGGATTTTAATAGAATTACAAAATAAGTTTCCTAAAGAAATAGGTAATGCGTATGAGGCTAATCAGTTTTTGTTTGAGTATTTATTTGAAAAAGCCAAAGCAATGGGGAGGGAGCAAATGAAAGCATGTTATGAACACGCTATGTTAGCATTGTTAGACACAGGTCATGGTGATTCGTTTGAAGATTATTATAATAAAACATTTAAAGATAAAATATGGCACGACAAACAGACAATCCACTAGACGAAAATGGCTATCCTGTGTATGGTACATTTACACAAATAACAAAACAACAAACAGCAGTAGAATGGTTTTTTGAAACTTTATTGAAAAGTGAACCACATATTCTCGAGTGGCAAAAGATATTTGAACAAGCCAAATTAATGGAGATGGAGCAGATGGAAGATTGCTGGATAGCTGCTCACCAAGCTGGTAGATTTGAAGGAAAAGGTATTGCTGAAGAAGATTGGCAAACATTTTTTAAATACTACAATGAAACTTATAATAAATGACACCAAAAGAAAAAGCAGAAGAATTAGTAGATAAGTTTTACCAAACAACACCTAATGAGGCTTGGATAAATGAGCCTTTAGGTATATCTGAAGAATATAAAGCATGGAAACAAGCTAAACAATGTGCATTAATAGCAATAGGCGAACTATTAGTACTTGCAGGTTTTTATGATAAAAAGGTTTGGGATTATTTAGAAGAAGTAAAACAAGAAATAGAAAAACTATGATATTTATTATAGACAGAAAGTTGCTACTACCAACATTCTATAATAAACTTATTGGTCCTTTAAACTTAGGAAGGTAGTAGCTCCTCTGTTTTTTGGACCATTTTCTTTTTTATGAATTATAAAAAAATATATGATCAAATTATATACAGAGCTAAAAATAGAATTGTAGAAGGATATAAAGAAAAGCATCATATAATACCTAAATGTATTGGAGGTTGTAATGATAAAGATAATATAGTAGAGCTTACTGCAAGAGAACATTTTTTATGTCATTGGTTACTACATGAAATATATCCTGATAATCCTAGTCTATTTTATGCTTTTTCTATGATGTCTATAATACCTACAGAGAAAGGAAATAGATATAAACCAAGTTCTAGAGTATATGAGTATTGTAAAAATAAAATGAGAGAAAAAGTTGTAAGTTATGAAACTAAATTAAAAATATCTATCTCTCATAAAGGCAAAATTTTATCTGAAGATCATAAAAAGAAACTGTCAAAAGCTAAAATAGGCAAACCAGGACCTAATACTGGTAAGATTTTTTCTGAATCTCATAGATTGAATATATCAAATTCTAGAATAGGAGAAAAAAACTGGAGATTTGGTAAAAAACACTCTAAAAATACTATAAGTAAGATGCGCAAACCTAAATCAGAAGAAGCTAAAATTAAAATGTCAGAATCAGCTAAAGATAGGAAAAAAGTGGAGTGTCCATATTGTAAAAAAATAGGTCAATACAATGCTATGCAGCGATGGCATTTTGATCACTGCAAAGATAGATTTGATTAATAAACATAATTTTTATACATTTATATATGACTAAATTTATTATAAACGAAAAACTCCTTGAAGCATTAGATGAATACGATAAACGTAGTTTATTAATGCAACAACATGGTAGTCTTAAGCTTCCTTATGATGGAGACTTACTTGCAGATGTTAATGACGATTTAATTTATCATGTGCCTATTTATGATACTGCGCATCGTAGATTTGCAGCATTCTGCGCTTTTACTGAAGCCGTATGGTATAAAGAAAAAGACTTAAGAGGAATGGGTAATCACTTTACACATCATGATATAAAAGATGAGTTTGATTGGTTTATGCTATTCTATTTATTTAGACTAAGTGGTTCTGGTATTAATTACGTACCTAGATATAAAACAGATCATATCAAGGACATCCTGGGTACGCATGGTTTCGGTAATTTCTGGATTGTAGATTCTATATTAAAAGAAAGATATACATGGCCAGAATGGAAAGAAGACCTTAGAAACCGCATCACGCCTTTTACAGATAATAAAGGATACTTACTTCCACAATTCACTTTTGAAGGCGAGACTAGAGGACACTTAAGACGTTTTATTCTTGAACACTCAGAAGGTTTAGTTAGACATATTTATGAAGCTGTTACTACTAAAAGATTAGATATCTATCAAGTAACAGATATTGGTAATGAATATCTTAATAGTGTTGGATTTAAAAAACAAAACTTTGTATTGACTGCATTTGCTGCTGACTTAGGTGAATATTTTCCTAATATGGTAAATCCTAAAGGTTGGGTATATGCAGGAACAAACGCAGTTCGTTGTATTAAAGCTATTTTTCCTAAAGTTAGTCCTAAAGTAAAAGAGTTCGAGTATATTAATGAAGTACTACAATTCTTGTCTAATAGGTATAACTTGAATCCAATTGATTGTGAAGATAGTAGAGCATGCGACGTGGTTCGTTATTTCCAAGAATATCAGTCTGAAGATCATATTATAAAAAATAATGGTCATAGAATGAAAAATAATTCAATTCTTAAACAAACATGGGGTCATGACAAGTATTATGACTTCGCAATTAAATTAAAATAAAAAACAAAAAAATGAAAAAAAGCGCACTCATGGTAGTTAGTCTACTAGTAATGTTAGTTAGTTGTAAGACAAACACTGAGATAGTTGAAGATCTTAAATTTGATAAAATAGTAAAGGTACACGAAGGATCTTTTGCTTTTTGCGGTGCATCTGGAGCAATTCCTACTGGAAAAAAGATTATCGTTCAAGGAGTTGAATATGATGAAGGATGTGCAATATGCCCTGTATTAGACGGACCATCTATTTCTAATTTAGCAATGGAAGGCATTAGTGGAACTTATGGAAAATTCAATGTAGCTGAAAACTTTCAAACTCCTGATGGAACTAATGGTACAGCATGGTCTCTATTCTGGTATTTTGATTCAACAACGGTAGTACCTCAGTTTAATCCTGAAACTAAAGAGTGGGAATTACTACCTCCAGTAAATCGTGCATTTGTTATAAACCTTGATAATCCAAGTACAAGTGAAAGTAATATGTTTGCTATGCCAGGAATTATCTTTGATACAACATCTACAGGTATTGTATTGGCAAAAGTATACGGTCCACTTAATGAAGCAGCAGTTCCACTACGTAAAGCTATTCCGGTTAAAACAGGAATGACGTCTATTACTGCAGCTAAAGAAGGATTCCCATATCCTGTAGGAACACCAGTTCCGGTTAGTAATTTAAGTAAAGAACTTCAAGAAAAGAAATAAAAATGTTCATAAACAAAGCAACAGATCAATCTAACTTAGACATGTCAGATGGTAGAGATTTAAACTACTATCTTGAAATGACGAAAAACTACAAACCAGATTTTGAATTTAAATTAAAACAAGCAGAAGGTTTTAATATAATCGATGATGGTGAGTTTCAATATGGTAGTAAGGCAAAGATGGGAGACTTTATGATTAGTCAAGTAAAAGAAGATGCTTTAGTTTATGTTGCACCTAGAACAGGGTACGCTCCATACTCATTAACATATCTTGCTAAAAAGTATAATAAAAAGTTGATACTATTTATGCCAGCATCTAAAGAAGCATCTGAGCATCAACTACGTGTTATTGAAGATGGAGCGACTCCTATATTCTTGAAAACTCCTGCTATGCCTACTATTAATGGTTGGGCAAAAGATTTTGCAAAAAAGATCGGTGCAAAATATTTACCATTCGGTCTTAAACATGAACAAGTTGTAGCAGGCGGAGTTAAGATATTTCATGAAGCATTTAAAGATAAAAATATAGATGAATTGTGGAGTGTATTCTCAACAGGCGTATTATCTAGAACGCTTCAGATTGCACTTCCAGATACTAAATTTAATGCAGTAGCAGTTGCAAGAAATGTGCAACCAGGTGAATTAGGTAGAGCTAAATTTTATGCGTATCATAAAGAGTTCCTTAAAGATTGTGACATCGATACTCCATTTGATTGTATCAAAACCTATGATGCAAAAGGTTGGGATTATATGAAACGTTATGGTCACTCTGGAAATTGGTTCTGGAATGTTGCTAGAAATATGCCTAAGCCTACAATTAAACCAAGTGATGTAGACTCTCAAAGAGAGTGGGGTGATAAGTCTGATATTATTAAGTACTTAGGAGAATAGTTTTACCATTTATTAATTCTGTTTTATATTTATTCCATGAATATACTAGAACAAGCAAACGAGATTATCTACAAGAGATCTGAAGAGAAAGCCCGTCAATATGGGCCAATGCAAGAAGGTATGCAAGAAGCAGCTAAAATTGCATCGTTATTAAGTCGTAAAGAACTAACTGCAGTTGATATGTATAACGCAATGATTGCATTAAAGTTATCAAGACAAGCTTACAACCATAAAGAAGACAATTTATTAGATTGTGTTGCGTATATTGCTTCACTAAATGATTATCAAAACAATGTTCAAAATGAAGATACAAAAGTTACGAAACGTAAAGACCCCAAATAGGGGCACAGAAGCATCAGCAGGAATTGATTTTTATGTACCTGAGGATTTTGAAACTACAATACTAAAGCCAGGTGAATCAGTATTGATCCCATCAGGTGTTAGAGTACAAGTTCCTAGAGGCTATGCTCTAGTAGCATTTAATAAATCAGGTGTAGCTGTTAAGCAAGGACTATCAGTAGGTGCTTGCGTAGTAGATGAAGACTATGAAGGAGAAGTTCATCTCCACATGATTAATACATCTGATAAAGATCAAACTATTGTTACAGGACAAAAATTAGTTCAGTTCGTTTTAATTCCAGTTGGTTACCTAGATATATTAGAAGTTGATGAATTACCAAACAGAAATACACAAAGAGGCTCAGGTGGATTCGGTTCTACAGGACTTTAAGCAAAAAATACTAAACAGAGTATTTATTAACATAGCTAAGGAAACTTCTACTCTGTCACACTGCGTTCGATCAAAAGTCGGCGCAGTTTTAGTTAAAGATGGCAATATAATATCATTTGGATATAATGGCACTCCTGCAGGTATGGACAACACTTGTGAGAAAGATGATGTCACTCTGCCCCATGTTATCCATGCAGAAGTTAATGCCATTCTTAAAGCAGCAAAAACAGGCAACTCTGTAGATGGTTCCACTTTGTACTTAACACTTAGTCCTTGTTTAGACTGCTCTAAACTTATTTTGCAATCAGGAATAAAAAAAGTTGTATATTTGAATGTATATCGAAATACTCAAGGCATAGACTTTTTATCACAATTTATACAAGTAGAACAATATGGACAATAAAATTTATTCGACCCCTACTAGTGCATTTGAAAACTTATTTCATTATATCATAGATACAGGTGAAGACTTTGCTAATACTAAAGCTAAGTTCAATGTTTCTTTTACAGTCGATAATCCAGCAGATAAAGTAATTACAACTCCTAGACGTAAGTTTAACCAAGATTATGCAGAATATGAATGGGAATGGTATGTTAAAGGAGATAGAGATGCTAAACAAATTGCAGAACGTGCTAAGATATGGAACCAAATGATGATACCATATACTACAGAGGTAAACTCTAATTACGGATACTTCTGGAATTATAATGAACAACTTAACAAAGTTATTAGCGAACTAAAAAGAAATAAAGAAACACGTCGAGCAATTGTTGTACATTATATTCTACACGAAATAGATAGATACAAATATGATACACCTTGTAATGACGTACTTAATTTCTATATCAAAAACGATAAACTACATCTTACAGTCTTTGCTAGATCCATTGATCTTGTGTTTGGTTTCTGTAACGACCAATACACATTTGCTAAACTAATGGAATTAGTTTCAGAAAAGACAGGCTATCCAGTAGGTCAAATGCATTGGTTTATTACAAATCTACACGTTTATCCTAGGCATTACGACATGTTCAACTAAACAAAAAAATAAAGGTTATGATATTCGAAACTAAAATGGAGAGAGAGCATATTGAAAAAAGACTCTCTCAATTGTCAAGAAAAACTTACAATCAATTTGTTTGGTGGAGACGCTATCAACAAAGGCAAACCCTGCATCCTTATCGCACTCTTTATGAGAAGATACTTAATGGTGATTATGAAACATCTGACTACTATTATCAGGCAGAACACGAAAACTATTTACTTGAAGACGCTACTCAGCATTTAAAGAGTTACGAAGAAAAATTAGACAAGATAAGTTTATTTAGAGCCAGATACAAAAAGCTTCATGAAGACTTCCTAAAAGAAGAAACAGAGATAATTAAAAACATGAAGAAAGACTTCAAGAAAGAATTTAAAGTATCTGAAGAAGAGTTAGATTCTATCATGGAATCTTTTAATGGTACAACATTAGAGCTCTATGAATACATGAAAGAGTTAAAGGGAACAGTTACTCAAAACCTTAAACCTATGCCAAAAATAGCTTTATAAAAATATTTTTTTCTTTAATTTTATTATTATATATTTATCAAAAGAAAGGTTATGGAAGTCAAAGCAAAAAATTCCTTTTTTCAAAGTCTGAAGAGGTTAACGTGGGAGTCTAGTCTTATTTATAGGACTTATAATACCATAGTGAAACAACTTCCTGAGTTCTTTAAGAACGTATGGAGGTTTCGCCGTGAGTTGTGGTCTCATAGATGGTGGGATCATAGCTTTACTCTAATGATGCTGAGAAAGTCTGTAGAAATACAGGCTAACGGAATGGAAACAAAAGGTTATGAAGTTAAAGAGTCCAGTGATAAAAAGATAATAAAAATGAGGAGGCTCTGTCAAATTATTGATAACATAGTTGATTCAAACTATATCATGATGGCGGAAAAAATTCACGGACAAATTAACTATAAACCACTCAGATTTATAGAAACAGGAAATGAAGACTTTTATATGCTAGCTGATGATGACACTCCTGAAGAGAAAGATCATCAAAGAAAAGTATATAAAGAAGCTCATAGGTTAGAGCAAAAAGAGTGGAAAGAGTTTTGCGAGATCATCCATGGAAAGAAGTATAAGGAATACAAAGATTGGGATGGATCAGATCTTAGAACCTGGTGGGACTAAAATAATATACTATGTTTATAATTTATGCTATCGCTTTCACTCTATTAGCAGCACTTGTATGGCTGTGGGTAGGAGGTATTGACTATATGAAGAAAAAACACCCAGATTATAAAGGAGAAGATTTTTTAGATGAAAGAGAAGCTGTAAATAGAGTAGCAGGTAGGGAGATGGCCGATGAAAACATCTACGACGAAATATACTAAACAATTAAATATGGTAAAGGTTTTAACTACGGCTGTCATAGTAGCTATGGCAATGCTATTTATTCAAGTTTATTTTACATCATCTTCACAAAAGCAACTAAAAGAAGTTCAATCAATTTGTGATAGTTTACAAACTAGAGTATTACAAGCAGAAAATTTTGCAGATAGTATTAAAAGTGAATTATTTGTATATGAAACTCAATTAAATCGCTATTATATTGCTCTTGAGATGTTAGAAGATGAAAACTATGCAGCAGCATCTGAATTTAATAAGCGCTTATCAATGACTGAATAATGAATAATATAGACCGTCAGTATAAAGAAATATTAGAACATATCTTACATTTTGGTATAGATAAGAAAGACCGTACAGGTACAGGCACTAAATCAATCTTTGGTTGGCAAATTAGGCACAATATGAAAGAAGGCTTTCCATTGCTAACTACAAAAAAGATGGCGTGGAAAACTATGGTAACAGAGTTACTATGGTTCCTAAGAGGTGATACTAATATCAAATACCTTGTTGATAATGGTTGTCATATTTGGAATGGTGATGCAATTAAGAACTATGAAAAATATAACGGCGAAATTGATTGGGGTCCGTTTGTTACAAAGGAAGAAGCATTTGTAGAAAAAATAAAAACAGATGATGAGTTTGCTAAACAGTGGGGGGAGTTAGGACCAATCTATGGTAAGCAATGGAGAAACTGGAATAGTAGAAGCGTATTCTATAAAGGTACTGAACACGTAGACCAAATCGCAAACCTAATCTCAGAACTCAAAATAAATCCAGATAGTAGAAGATTAATGGTTAGTGCTTGGAATGTAGGTGAATTAAATCAAATGGTACTTCCGCCTTGTCATTATGGTTTTCAAGTTTATACGAGAAAGTTGAGTTTAAAAGAAAGGTATAGCATTGCCAAATACGACTGGCCGCCAGATGGTTTACATAATGTAGCTATAAATCGTTTAGAACAACGAAACATTCCAAGAAGAGCAATCTCTCTAATGTGGAATCAACGTTCAGTAGATACATTCCTTGGTCTACCATTCAATATTGCTTCATATGCACTACTACTTGAGATTATTGCTAAAGAAGTAAACATGGTGCCTGAAGATTTAATTGGTAATTTAGGTGACGTTCATTTGTATAATAACCATATTGAACAAGCTAAAGAACAAATTACTAGAACTCCATATGAATTACCTAAAGTTCAAATAACTGAAAGGAATTGGTATATGCATGAAGCAGTTAAAGAACATCTTGGAGAAAAAACATTTAGCGAAAAAATACTAAGTTACAGACCAGATTGTTTTGAGTTAATAAATTATCAATCGCATTCAAAAATAAAAGCTCCCTTAAGTAATTAATAGATTTTATTCAATACGAATATGTCTGTAAATATTGAATTTAAAGGACTATTTGAACTAAACTGAGCTGTAACATCTAAAACATTTGTTACTGTAGTACTAAATGTTGTATTATTAATAGTATTAAAAGCAAATCCTTGCGGAGCACCGTTAGATTGTTTTGTAGTATGAAATACACCAAGTGAAACAATATCTGCTACTCCTGCTGCTCCAAGTTCTCTAATTGTAAAATTAATAGAGAGTTGCCAAATGTCATCAACTGCTGCTGACATAGTTTGTACTCCACTATCTGCTAAGATTACATTTCCTGTTTTAACTCTAATTCTTATAGTATCATTATTCTTAGAAGAAAACTGACCACCAAAATCCGCTCTAAAACTATCTCCGACTCTAAAACCATTAGCAGGAACAGTTAATGTACCTATACCATCAGTACTATTTATTAAAGATAATTCTGATGTTGTAGCAGTTACAGGAGTGCTATTTACTATTTGAGCATATAATCCATAGCTATTACCAGGAATATAGTTTACTGAATTTAATGTTGAGTATTTAGTTATTCCTCCTTGAACTGTCGCAAATAATTCTGTTCCATCTAAAGGTAAATTTGCTGCTGGTAATCCTGATATTGGTAAATCTGGCATTTTATACTTCTTTTATTCCTGTTACAAATATTTTTGATCCGTCTTCTTGTAAAATATAATTTAAATCTTCTTGTTGAAGATAACCTATATTTCCAATTACTTTAGTTTTTGATTTTCCTCCACACATTCGTATCTGTTCAATATCACAAAGATGTTGTCTATAAGCACTAACCTGCTCATTTAAAGACATTTTTCTAATGTGATTTAGTTTTACAAAGTGCAACCACGGTATTTCTTCTACTAACATCATATATAAATAAATATCAACCTAATACACTATTACTATAAACATTTTTATCATACGATAATAAAATTTGCTTATATTTGATATATGACGTACGAACAAAGACGGGACTTATTACTTAAAACAATGAAAAAACAAACAGATCACTGGCTTAAAGAAGATCAATATGCAGAGTGGGAAAAAAAGAATAGGCCTAAGCATTCGTATACTTTTACACCTAAAAGGTATATGAGGACAAAAGATATTTATAATAAAGAATGTTTAGAACATTATTATCCACAACGATAGTTCTTTTCCTTAGTGTGTCATTAAAGGCACAAGATACAGTGAGATTGTTCCATAAAGAGTATATTACTGTATTTTCAAAATCTTTAAAGTATCCTGTACTAGTTGAATGGTGGGTGACAAAGAATAAGGTTCAATGTGACAAAGCCATACCAAGACATGATAGATTTGTACCAGACCCACTTCTGGCCGCCTATACCGATTTAGCTAGTGATTATATCAAATCAGGTTTTGATCGTGGCCATATGGCTCCAGCAGCTGATAATCAGTGTTCTGGTAAAGATGCTATGATAGAGTCTTTTTATTTCTCTAATATGGTTCCACAATATGGACAATTAAATAGAGGGGATTGGAAGACTTTAGAAATGCGTACTAGAGAATTAGCTAAATCATTAGATTCAGTTAAAGTATGGACAGGCTCAGTAGGAGAAAAAAGAAAAATAGGTAGAGTATCGGTTCCTGATAAGTGTTGGAAAGTTATTTATATAAAGAGCAAAAATGAATGGAAAGCTTATATATTTAATAATGATCAGTCTAAAGCTGATGGAATTGAAAATAATGAAGTAGATATAAAAGAAATAGAAAAATTAACTAACTTTAAATTTAAAATAAATTAATATGCAAGTTTTGTATTTCACAGCACCTTGGTGCGGACCGTGTAAGATGTTTAAACCAGTTGTAGAAATGGTATCTGGAGAATTGGGAGTTAATATAAACTACATTAATGTTGATTATGATGCTTCTTTTGCAGAAAGATATTCTGTAACATCAGTACCTACTTTGATCATACTAGATGGACAAGGTCAAGTAGCATACAGAAACTCAGGAGTTATGGCAAAAGATCAACTTTCTAGAGTTTTGAACCAATTTAAATGATATTTATAAATGTTATGAAAAACCGCCTAATAGAGTTTTCTTTAAAGTTTATAATTATAGCGCAATTATTTGGATTGGCACTAGGAGTATCTTTAATAGCTTTAGAATTTTTAGGAAGAGAAGATTTAATAAGAGACATAATCAAAATAATACTTTAATTGTTTTTGAATCTAGGTTGTAAATAAATTAAGTAAATTATTTATATACTATGGACATAAGCAAACTTAAAGGGCATATCCCTGATGCTGTTATTACACAGCTACCAGACACAATTGCTAAATTTGAATTAAACACTCCACTTCGTTTAGCACATTTTCTTGCTCAAGCAGGCCACGAATCCGGTGGATTTAAAGCAGTTAACGAAAATTTAAATTACGGAGCAAAAGGTCTATTGAGTATATTCAAGAAGTATTTCCCAACAGAAGAAAAAGCTAAATTGTATGAGCGCAAGCCAGAAAAAATTGCTAATCTAGTTTATGGAGCTAGAATGGGTAATGGCCCTGAAGCTTCTGGAGAGGGTTATAGATTTCGTGGCAGAGGCTATATTCAATTAACCGGAAAAGATAATTATAAAGCATTCGATGCAGTAGTAGCCGAATCAATCATTGATAATCCAGATTTAGTTGCAACAAAGTATCCTCTACTTTCTGCTGCATGGTTTTTCCATAAAAATGGTCTTCATAAAATTGCAGATCAAGGTGCTACAGATGCTGTAGTTACTTCAGTTACCAAAAGAGTAAATGGTGGTACCATAGGTCTTCCTGACAGAATCAAGCATTTCAAAGAGTATTATAGCTTATTGAAGTAGTTTAGTTTCATAATGGTTGTACATTTATTAATTAAAAGTATAACAAGTGAAATCAAAACAATCTTTTTTTATCAAGTTGTTTAAAGACAACAATGATATTAATGAAAAGTCTGTAGTAGGCTTTTTAGCTTTCGTAATGATGGTAGGATTTGCATTAGCAGATATTGTAACCGGATATTTAGGTAAGCCATTAGTAATTAATGATTTTATATTCGATGCATTCATGTGGTTAGTATTAGGATGCTTTGGTATAGCTTCAATTGATAAGTTTGTAAATAAAAAAGCTGGAGCTAAAGAAGAGCCGGTAGAGGAGGAGTTATAATGGCAAAAAAATCACCGAAACCAAGACCTATGAAGTCTAGAAGGAACGGCCTTAAAGATCGTAAATTAATTGATCAAAATATAAAGGTTATAAAAAATATAGAAAACCATATAAAAAAAGATTAATGAAAAACGTAGTATCAAAACTAATTCCTTTAATAACTAAATTTAAAGGTAAAAAGAAAATTGTAATCATCTTATCAGTAGTAGCAATTGCCGCTGGAATATTTGCTGTTCAAAAAGGATATATTGCTGAAGAATCATTGAATTTTGAAGCAATTATTAATGTTGTAAGCGATGCTTTTCCAGATACTCCTATTAATAGTGTAATTGTTCCTGTAGAGCCTATAGATACTTTAGCTATTGAAGTTGTAGATACTGTAGTAACTCAATAAATGAAAAATCTATCTAAAGAAGAATTACTAAGTAGGCTTGAAGCGATTAATCGTAGCAATGCTATCATCTATTTTGACCTAACTGGAAAAATTTTAGGTGTTAATGCAATATTTTTAGAAGCAATGGGATATGGTGCAGATGAGCATGCAGAACTTATTGGTAAGCACCATAGTATTTTTGTATGTGAAGATTATGCAAGATCATTGGAATATGAAAAGTTCTGGGATATATTAAGAAGTGGTAAATACTATCAAGGAGAATTTGAAAGAAGGAAAAGAGACGGTAGTCTTATCAACTTACAAGCAACATACAATCCTATTTACGATGAGAGTGGTACAATTACTAAAGTAATGAAAGTTGCTACTGACATTACTATGATTGTAAATAGTAAAAAACAGATAGACGCAATTAATAAGAGTACTGCAACTATTACTTTTGATATTAATGGTTTTATTGTAGATGCTAATTCTGTGTTTTTAGAAACCATGGGATATAGATCAAATGAAAAAAGCCAAGTGATAGGAAAGCATCATAGTATTTTTGTAACTTATGAGTATTCAAAATCAGATGAGTATAGTAAGTTTTGGAAATCCTTAAAAAGCGGCAAGTTTTTTGACGGAATATTTGAAAGAAAAAAAGTGGATGGCTCTACTATCTATTTACAAGCCACCTATAATCCAGTCTTTGACAGCAAAGGAAATGTTACAAATGTAATCAAAATTGCTACTGATGTTACTGAAGCTGTCAATAGTAAAAACAAGATAGATGCCCTATCAAAAGATTTACAAATTGAATTGGATAACTCTAAAAAACTGAAAGACGCAATTGAAATAGAAAAAAATGCTGCGTTAAATGATTTAGATGTGGTAATGAAAAAAAGTCAATCCGAGTTAATTAAGGTGATTGTAAAAGTTGCATTAGCAGTTATTATTGGCGTAGGTGTTGTAACAACTACATTGTATTGGATGGCAATGCTTACTGGTAAGGATACACAGATTATTGGCTCTACTTGGAGTAACATGTTTAGTGTATTATTGACAAATGCGTTTTCAATAGTTGGAACAATTATGGGTATAAAATACGCCACTCAAGAAGGTAGTAAAAATCAAAAATAACATGGCACCAAAAAAAACAGCGGTAGAATCATTGGCAGGAACAATTAAACCTCCAATCTCATTTAAAGAATTTAGCAAAGATCCTGTTAAAGGATTATTATTTATTGTATTAATTGCAATTGGATATCTTTATGTTGATATTAAATTATCAAATAAAGAAATAGTAACTAAACAAGACGCTAAAATTGTAGTATTAGAAACCAAAGTTGATATATTATCAAATCAACTTCGTAGATCTGATAGCGCTTTAGCTTCTGCTGTTTCTAAAATTACATTGTTACAAGAATTAGGTAAAATTAAATAATATGAAAAAATTATTACTATTATCTTTTTTATTTTTATTTAGTTGTAAAAACCAAGATCAAGAGGTTATAACTAAACAAATGATAGAAGTAGATAATATACTTGAAAGTAGCCAAAAACACTTTGATACAGCAGTTCTAGTTTACCACCAATCAGATTCAACTGCTAAAGAACAAGTAGTTAAAATAGTTAAAGAAATAAGCTATTTAAATACTGAAGTTGAAAAATATAAAGAAGTATTAAGTAAACAAACAATAGCTACTGAAAAAATTGTATATAAAATAGATACTGTTTATATTGAGACTAAAAAGAATTTTTGGGGTAAAGAAAAAACAAATACTACTATAAAATCTGATAGTGTAATCACTGAAAAAATAGATACAAGTCAAAACCAATTAAAATAAAGTTATGTTTTCAGAAGGTGGATTAACAATGATTCTAGGGATATTTGCGGCTTTAGGGTTTATAATGATGTCTGTTTATTTTACGTATAAACTATTTGCACAAAATACTCAAGAAATATTAGTTAGATTTATATTAATGATATTTACTGCTTTAGTTGCTTTATTTATTGTTGATAAAACTATAGCTTGGAAAATTAATTTAATATCTCCTGAGCAAAATAAAGAGTTATTTGATCTAATAAAGACGCTAGTACTAATGATCTTTAGTTATTATTTTGGCACTAAGGAGAAAAGCAGTAAGTAATAATTAATAATTTAGTAATATTAAGATATCATTTGGAATAAATTTCCAAAATATCTATTTATATGAAATTAAAAACGTTATTATTTTTACTATTCCCGGTTCTGTCATTTTCTCAAGACACAATTTTTAATCAAAAACTAGACAATATTACAATTCGTTCTGTACAAAAGAAAGAATCCAATATTGCCGTTGTTAATAGTATCAGAAATAGTTCTGTTATATCTGATGGTCTTTCTATTGAATTTATAAAAAAGACTCCTGACCGTAGTGTAGGTGACGCACTCAAAAGAGTTAATGGTGTTACTATACAGAACGATAAATTTGTATTGGTTAGAGGTTTAGCAGACAGATATAACTCTGCTATGTTGAATAAAACCATTTTACCTTCAACAGAACCTGATCGTAGAGCATTCTCATTTGATATTATTCCCTCAGGACTTATAGATAATATCATAGTAGCAAAGTCAGCTACAGCTAATTTACCCGGTGATTTTGCAGGAGGTATTGTTCAAATAACTACAAAAGATGTGTCCAATGATTTTTTCTCATTAGGCCTCGGAATGAACTACGGGGCCGTATCAACTTCCCAAAATTTCAAATTGGTGGATTATACGACCGTCCCCACTCAATTTCCATCCACATACACTTACCGCGTAAGCACAAACACAGAGAAAAGGAATTATACAAGCCTTATAAAGTCTCCAGACGCCAAACAATTTAAATCCATTCCTAACTTAAATGGATCAATGTCTTTTGGTTTAAAAAGAAATAAGTGGAACTTTTTATTTAGTTCAACAACAAGAAATACATTCCAATTAAACTACATTGATAGACAAGATTATCAATCTTCAACTGAATTAGCTTACAAATATAAAGATACTTCATTTAGTAAGGTGCAATTATTAAATGCACTAACTAATATTACTTATACAGGAAAGAATAAGTATAGTTGGAAAACATTATTTAATCATCAAGTTGAACAAACGTATTTAACTCGTAATGGTGAAAATTATGATAATGTTCAAGATGTAAGAAGTACAGCATCTAACAATATAATTAAAACATTGATCAATTCACAATTTGATGGCAAGATTAAAACTTTTGATTTTAATGTAGGATATAACTTAATGATAAGAAAACAACCAGACTATAGAATTAATCCAATAACTAAATCATTAGGTGTTAATGAACCTTATGCAACAGCATGGAGAGATACTTATCGTTTCTGGAGTGATATGGATGAAAATGGTTTAAATGCTAGTGTGAATAAACAACTAGGTAATTTTAAAATGGGTTCAAGCTATATTAAAAAATATAGAACTTTCAAAGCTAGAATCTTTAGATATACTTCTATAGACATGTTAGATGAAATTACTAACAACACAGACAAGTATTCAGCAGATTTTGATTTAGCGAGTGCGTATGCTTTATATGAAGGCGAGTTAAATGGTTGGAAAGTAAATGCAGGTTTAAGAACAGAATATAATTTGTTTAATGTTAATACTGCAGATTTTAGTGGACAAAAAGTTGATGTAAATAGGAAGTACTTAGACTTTTTACCGTCGGTAAACTTTTCTTATGAATGGGATAAATTCAAATATAGAATATCTGCTAGTAAAACATTAGCAAGACCTGAATTTAGAGAAGTGGCTAATTTTGCTTATTATGATTTTGTACGTAATGCTCAATTATTGGGTAATACTAATTTAGAAAAAACAGATATATACAATATTGATATTAAATTAGAATACTATCCTAAACAAGGTGAAAATATATCTGCCGCTTTCTTTATTAAAGACTTTAAAAAGCCAATTGAACAAATAGTAGCAGATGGATCTGTACCATCAAACCTATTATTAACTTACTTGAACCCAGATCAAGCATTAGTTGCTGGATTTGAAATAGAATTTCGTAAAAAAATAACTAATTGGTTAGATGCTTATACTAATACTTCTATAGTTAAATCTGAAGTTATTGTTAATGGAAGAAAAAGACAATTACAAGGACAATCTAATTATGTTGTAAATGGTGGATTGAATTTACATAAAGGAAAAAATACGTTTAACATTTCTTATAACAGAGTTGGAGATAGAATATCTGCGGTAGGTTTTCAAGGATACGATGATATATTTGAAAACTCTAGAGATGTTATAGATTTAGTATTCTTACGTAAAGTAGGTAAAGGAGAAATAAAATTAGCAGTAGGTGATATACTTGCCCAACCATCTGTTTATTATCAAAAATCAAGAGGCAATTTAATTAAAACAAATAACGAACAATCAATTTCATTAACATTTAATTTGAATTTATGAAAAAGCTAATTTTATTTTTAGTAATTATCGGTTTATTTGCTTGTAAAAAAGAACCTATAGATCCACCTATAAATGTACCTACTGACAAAACAATTACGGGTAACATTACAATAACTACAACTCTTACTTCTGACAAAGAATGGACTCTAAGAGGATACGTTTATGTTAAAGAAGGTGCTACATTAATTATTCAAGCAGGAACTGTAATTAAAAGTGATATTGCAGAAAAAGGTGCTTTATGTATCGAAAGAGGTGCAAAGATTATTGCAGAAGGAACAGCAACAAAACCAATCATTTTTACCTCAGGAAAAATCGCCGGCGAGAGGTCTCCTGGTGACTGGGGTGGAATTGTAATATTAGGCAAAGCAAAAACTAATCGTTCATCAGAACCAACTATTGAAGGTGGTATTGGTCGTCCATTTGGTGGTAATGATGATGGAGACAACAGTGGTATTTTGAAGTATGTTCGTATTGAATATGCAGGAATTGCCGCATTACCTAACTCAGAAATTAATGCACTTACTTTAGGTGGTGTAGGTTCTGGTACTATAATTGAAAATGTACAAACAATCTATGCTAACGATGATGCATTTGAATTCTTTGGCGGAACTGTTTCTCCAAAAAATCTTTATGCGTATGCTACAGCAGATGATGACTTTGACTTTGATTTTGGTTACACTGGAACTGTAACAAATGGTATTGCAAAACGTGATCCTTTGTTTGTAGACAACGGTGACGCAGGTAATGGTGTAGAATGTGATAATGATGGTGTGGGCTCACTGGCACAACCATTTACGCATCCTAAATTAATTGGAATGGTATTAGTTGGACCTAATAATCAAACCGCATTAGCGAACCACAATCTAGGTTTAAGGTTTAGAAGAGCTACACAATTTACAGTAAAGAATAGTGCTATCTACGGTTGGATAAAAGGTGGATTAAGTTTAGAAAGTAATGAAACAGCTCAAGCAATAAAAGACGGTGTATCTATATTTGAAAATAATTCAGTAGGTGCATTCAATCCAACTCAAAACTTTATTAGTAAAGCAACAACAATCCTAACTAATGATCAACTTAAAACACTAGCTTTAGGAAAAGGTAATAAAGAGATTGATGTTATTATTCCTGAATTAGCTATGCCTACTTGGATCAATGGTTGGACTAAATTTCCTAGTAAGGGACAATAAAAAAAGTGGTTCACTATAAAGATTAATTGTATCCAATAAACAAATCTATCTTATATTTGTATTGAAACAAATCAAAATAGAAAAATGAAAAAGATGGTTATCGCTATGGCAATGCTTGTTATGCTTGCCTCTTGTGGTGGTTCTGGTGAGACTCCTGCCACTGATTCACTTGTAGCTCCTGTAGATTCAGTAGTAGCTCCAGTTGACTCTGTAAATGTAGTAACTGATTCTGCTCAATTAAATGATGCAGTAGGTGCCGGTCAATCTGCACACGAGATTCCAGTAAAGTAATTACTATGGGCTGTCGAGGGAAACGCTCGGAACGACTACCGTTGAAACGTCTTTTTACATAAAATCAAATACTTATTATATGAAAGTTCTCTGTATAAATGGATATGAAGATGTGCTTACTGAAGGTGAAGTTTATACCGTAGCTCAAGTAACTGTTAGTAACAATTTTATATTAGAAGAAGTTAGTGTTCCAGAAGGATACACATCATTTAACTCTAATAGATTTGTTCCTCTTATTACAAGTGATGAAGATTCATTAGATGAAACTTTTTTAGAACACAAACCTACCGCAGTATTTTACTGTGTAGATCTTTAAAATATGGGGATAACCGGTATCGATCCGAATGTTGAGGTAATACTACATGCAGGCATTTGAGTATACTGCCTTAGAAGATACTAAACAATAAACGCTGAAGAATTATCTTCATTCACTTTCGAAGACGCAATGTCTTTCGTTGGTGCTGACTACGCAGTAGCTGCCTAGTCAAACTCGGGTGAGTAACCTAGGAACAGAACTACTCCGAGTATTCACGATCGACTCGTTAAATAAGGACTGTAGATTGTTTTCTTGATAGTCATAAAATCAAGTGGTGGATCCGACCATAACAAGTCAGCCCTTACGGTGCAGCGCAAGCAGTACTAAGCATGTGAGACGTTAGTATTATTGTCTCTTTCGGAGACGTGGGTTCGAATCCCACTATCTCCACCAAAAATAAAAATGTGGCCGAATAAATCCTTGAGAGGGATTAAGGCACTAATAAGATAGCTGAAAAGCTATTGAGTTGGGTTTCACAGACAGATGAGTTAAAACCACCAACACTAAAGGTAGAATGCGCAACCTAAAAGTGCTCTGGATACGCCGAAGAAAATCATGACGATCTCCGCAGGCGTTGTTGGTAGTCAATCCAACTAGTCTCAACACTTAGACTGATCATCTTTGTGGACTATGGGTGAAAAGGGGTCTGTCCATGGATTATGGGTAATCGTTATTCCCATCAATTTATAGGGAGGTCAGAAATGACTTCCCTTTTTTATGCCCCTTAAGCATTGCTGGCGATGCGCGTGACTTGTAATCACGATAACTCAGTTCGATTCTGGGCGGGGGCTCTGAATCAAGATTGATCCTTAGCTCAGTTGGTTAGAGCAACAGACTCATAATCTGTGGGTCCTCGGTTCAAGCCCGAGAGGGTCAACAAGGCTACTGTTCTTTGACATATAAGGAGAAACAAATCATGGAAACACTATCATTCGTTTTAGGGATAGCATTCGTTGTGGTTATAGCTTTGGCTATAGTTGCTACTTATGCCTTCGTTAAGGTAATAAAAGTGAAAAATCAATTAGATAATATTCAAAGACAACTTGATTCAGTTGTAGGAGAAATTTATCAGAATATAGCTGAAGAAAATAGACACTGTCATTCAAGAATTGATGGTTTTGAAAAAGACATCTATTCACAATTGGATTCAAGACTAGATAAATTAGAAACTAAATTAACAAACAAAAAATAAAATAGTTGAAGAACAGTAGTCTTTTAATAAAAAAAGCCGGTAGAAACCGGCTCTCTTTTGTTTTAAATAAAGTGTTTTTAATTACGCAGCTTTTTTCTTCTCCCAAAGAGACCAACCAGCACCAAATAAAGTCATAACACCACCAAGAACTTCTTGGAATAGGCTCTCATCAATCAAACCTTTTGCAACAACGATACCGCCGACAAAAGTAAGAGCGTGTCTGATAAGGCCTAGTAATTCAGTTTTTTTCATTTCTAATGATTTAAGTTAAAAATATATACCTTGTGGTACAAGAATAAATATCTTTCTAAATCAATAAAATGAATCACTCTAAAGATCAATTATATCAATATCAAAAGATCTTTTTATATTTGAATAAATAAAACGTTATGATATTAACTATTTACATTATCAGCATAATTTACTGCATATATAAAATGTATACAAGTTATGCTAAAAGAAATGAAGATCCTTTATATGCATCTCCTGCATTAGAAACATTAGCTATATTAGTAATGGCACCAATATTAATGGCAGTTGATGTTAGCTTTACTTGGGTAAGAAAGTACAAAGAATATAAACAAGAAAAACAAGATAGAATTTATTAATCATTGTCAGGTGGTGAAAGAGTAGCTACGCGGCATACACACCCACTCGTCTCGTGGGCGCTGAAAAACAAGATAGGTATTTAGATATGGGTTGACCACAAAGCCGGCTATTTTGTCTAATACTGAATTGCAGCATGGAGGTTCGACTCCTCCCCTGACAGCTCTTTAAACCTGGATGGCGAAATCGGTATACGCGCAAGACTTAAAATCTTGTGAGCAGAAAAAGCTCGTGTGGGTTCAAGTCCCACTTCAGGTACTAAAATAATAGTTATGCAAAACAACCCAATCGACAAATGCGTAATGTGTGGTAAAGACACACCATACAGATTTAATGATCACATCGATACTAGAATAGGATATGTTGAAGGTGCTGGTCAAGGATGTTATCAACCTCATATGTGTAGCCAAGAACGTAGTAGAAGACTAATTACAGTTAGTGAAGAATTAATTTATTCAACACCTAATGATCAAGAATTAGGAGGTAAAGTAAGAGAAATTTATTGGAGCTCTAAAAAAATATAAATTATGATTTTAGCATTATTTGTAGTAGTAGCTATATTATGGATTGCTTATGAAGTATGGAGAGCCCCATTAATAGATGATAATTACAATACAATAGTACCAGCAAAAAAACTTAAAGATTTATTTAAAAACAAATAATATGCAGGATCAAAGAATGAAAGTCAACATAGACTTAAAAAAGACCACATCAATAGTATGCGAAGAATGTTCTAATACAACATTTCAAGAAGCTCTTATGCTTCGTAAGGTTAGTAAGTTTTTAACAGGTGAAATGCAAGACGGAGTCATTCCTATTGCAACATTTGTATGTACAAAATGTGGACACGTTAATAAAGATTTTTATCCTAAAGAATTAGCTAATGAGCAAGAATAAAGATATATACGGAACAATAACAACGTATAATGATTCTAATAGTAGAATAGTAATTAAAACTGATTCTATTGTAGATTCAATAGTAGATAAGTTTATAGATCGTTCTAGAGTAGGTAAAGAAAAATATGGAGTTACCTTAGATCGTGAAGACTGGTCTTTAGAACAATGGATAGAAGCTGCAATTGAAGAGCACATGGATGCTATTCTATACCTACAGAAAATTAAATCTATTATTACAGGTAAAAAGAAATAATGCCCAAACCTAATTTAAACATCAATTGGGCTACCCAAACTCCTGTATCCTATTCTCAATATTCTATTTATAAGCAATGTGAATATCAATGGTATTTGACTTATATAAAGAAAGAGAGTTCATTTAAGCCTTCCATCTATTTAGTATATGGTACTGCAATGCACGAGACTATACAAGAGTATCTTAAACTTATGTATGAAAAGTCTGGTAAAGCTGCTGATGAACTTGATCTAGATAAGATTCTTGAAGATAGACTTATAGAGAATTATAAACAAAGTTTAGTAGACAATAAGAATGAACATTTTAGTAATAAAGATGAGTTAAAAGAATTCTTAGCGGATGGTCAAGCTACATTAGATTGGTTCAAAAAGAATAGATCTAAATACTTTTCAAGAAAGACATCCGATCTAGTAGGCATAGAAATTCCTATCTTACTCCCAGTAATAGATGATATTCCTGGAGTTCTTATGAATGGATCTATAGACTTTATAATATATGAAAAGGCTGTAGATAAGTATACTATCTATGATATAAAGACATCAACTAAAGGATGGTCTGATTATGAAAAAAAGGATCAGACTAAAATTAATCAAATACTTCTGTATAAAAGGTTTTATTCTAAAGCGATGAATGTGCCAGAAGAAAAGATTGATGTTAAATTCTTTATAGTAAAGAGAAAAGTGTTTGTTAATCCAGACTATCCAACATACAGAGTTCAAGAGTTTATACCAGCTAATGGAAAGAAAAAAGTGCAAGATGCATTTGAAGACTTCTCTAAATTCATAAGAGAGTGTTTCAATCCTAATGCCAAGCATAATAAGGAAAGATCATACGCAAAGAATACTAATAGTTGTAAGTTTTGTCCGTATACAAATAAACCTGACTTGTGCAATAAAACTACATAAAATATTTTTTTATTTACATATTTATTTGTATATTCTTGTATATTTATTATAAAAGAAAATATGGTAAATAAATCAAAAAGAGTTATAACATCGGTAAAAATACCGGAGACTCTATATGAAGACTTTAAAGTAACATCTGTTAAGACTAAAATAAATTTACAAGATATAGTTGAAAGAGCTATGTTTATGTATCTTACAGACTCTGGATTTAGACAAAGTATTCATGAACAATATAATACACACTATACAGGATCTAGTTTAATTGAAGCAATAAAATAAGTTATATATGATAAATGGTTATATTCCTCAAGCACAAAGAAAAAAAATTCTTTTTCTATGTGATGATATTAGAATGACAAGCGGAATCTCTACAATGGCTAGAGAAATAGTTGTAGGAAGTTCTCATGTATTTAATTGGGTAAATGTAGGTGGAGCAATTAATCATCCTGATCAAGGAAAAAAGTTAGACATATCTACTGATACAAATAGAATCATGGGCATAAATGATTCTTCTGTTTTTATTTATCCTACTAATGGGTATGGAAGTCCTGAATTAATTAGACAATTAATTGAAATAGAAAAGCCGGATGCTATTTTCTTTTTTACAGATCCTAGATATTGGGTTTGGTTATTTCAAATGGAAAATGAGATTAGGAAAAAAATACCTATGGTGTATTTAAATATTTGGGATGATCTTCCTGCTCCATTATACAATGAATCATTTTATGACTCTTGTGATACTTTAATGGCTATATCAAAGCAAACTCTTAATATTAATAGAATGGTATTAGGAGATAAAGTAAAAGGAAAAATTCTTAAATACGTTCCTCATGGAATTAATGAAAAGATATTCTATCCTATTACTGAATTTATGCAAAATCAGAATGAGGCTTTAGAAAAAAAGAAAAAAGAAATATTCGGTGATTTTAAACCTGAGTTCGTAGTATTCTATAATGCCAGAAATATTAGAAGAAAATGTACTTCTGATTTAATTGCCGCGTATGCAATGTTCTGTGATAAGATAGGAAAAGAAAAGGCTAGCAAATGTGCCCTATTAATGCATACTCAAAGAGCAGATGAAAATGGAACTGACTTAAATGCAGTAGTAGATTTAATATGTAATCCAGAATATCAAAAAGTATATTTCTCAGATGCAAGACTTAATGCAGAAGAAATAAACTTGCTTTATAACATGTCTGATGTGACTGCTTTAATTTCATCTAATGAAGGTTGGGGATTATCTTTAACAGAATCTATGATGGCAGGTAGAATGATTATAGCTAATGTTACAGGAGGAATGCAAGATCAAATGAGATTTGAAGATGAAGATGGTAAGTGGATTGACTTCAATGATAAATTCTGTTCAAATCATTTTGGCAAATATAAAAACCATGGAGAATGGGCGTTACCAGTATTTCCTACTAATATTAGTATTGTAGGATCTATACCTACTCCTTACATTTATGATGATAGATGTGATTTTAGAGATGTTGCTAAAGCAATTGAAGATTGTTATAATTTATCTCCTGATGAAAGAAGTAGAAAAGGTATGTCAGCTAGAGAGTGGGTATTATCTAATGAATCTATGATGAGCGCAGCTCATATGTGTGATAATGTTATATCTACTATAAATGAAACTATTGATACATTCAAACCTAAAAAACAGTTTGATTTAATTAAGACAGAAAAATTAGAAAGAAAAAAAATTGTACACCCTTTAGTTTATTAATATGAAACAGTTGTGCGTAATTAGTTGTCCTATTGACACGTATTCAGGTTATGGTGCTAGATCTAGAGACTTTGTTAAAGCTCTATATGAATTAAAAAAAGAAGAGTATGATATTAAAATCATATCTCAACGTTGGGGAGTTACTCCTTGGGGATATATTAAAGACAATAAACAAGAATATAGTTGGTTAGAACCTTTAATTCTACAAGTTCCTCAATTACCAAGACAACCAGATATTTGGATTCAAATCACTGTACCAAACGAATTTCAATCTATAGGAAAGTATAATATAGGTTTAACCGCAGGTATTGAAACAACAATTTGTGATCCTAGTTGGATTGAAGGAGTTAATAGAATGAACATAACTTTAGTATCTTCAGAACACTCTAAAAAAGTATTTCAACAATCTACATTTGAAAAAAGAGATCAACAAAATCAAGTTCTTGGAGTAGTGAAACTTGAAAAGCCAGTTGAAGTTTTATTTGAAGGAGTAGATTTAAATAAATACTTTCATATTGAAGATGAAGATCTTGAAGAAACAGACGTAGTGCTTGAATTAGACGAAATCAAAGAAGAGTTTTGTTTTCTATATGTAGGACATTGGCTTCAAGGAGAAATTGGTGAAGATAGAAAAAATACTAGCTTAATGCTAAAAACATTTCTAGAAACATTTAAAGGTAAAAAAAATAAACCTGCATTAATAATGAAAACATCTGGTGCAGGATCTAGTATAATGGACCGTGATGAAATGCTTAAAAAGATAGATGCTATTAAAAATACAGTTGATGGAGATTTACCTAGTGTATATTTACTTCATGGTGAATTAGATGATAAAGATATTAACAATCTTTACAACCATCCTAAAGTTAAAGCAATGTTTAATCTAACTAAAGGTGAAGGATTTGGTAGACCTTTATTAGAGTTTACACTTAGTAAAAAACCAATTATAGTATCTGCTTGGTCTGGACATATAGATTTTCTTGATCGTGAATTCTGTTGTTTAATTGGCGGAGAATTAAAAAATGTTCATCCATCTGCCCAAGTACAAAATATGATATTGGCAGAGTCTATGTGGTTTAGTCCAGATATTAATGAGGCAAGTGCTTACCTAAAAAATGTTTATGAAAAATATTCTAAATATGAAGAATTTGCTAAACGACAGTCTCATATATCTAAAACTAAATTCTCATTTGATGAAATGAAAAACTTACTTGCTAGCTATTTAGATAGAATACCAAAACAAGTAGGACTACAACTTCCTCAATTAAAGAAGATTGAACTTCCTAAACTTAAAAAAGTAGACTAATGACATCAAGTGAATTTACAATATGGTTAAAAGGATTTGTAGAAGCTTGTAATGACTTTGCTCCTACACCTAAACAATGGGATAGAATAAAAGAAGTTCTAGAAAAAGTATCTGATAACAAAAGCTTTTCTATAGGAGTAGGTGGGACTGGTTTTCTAAATGCATCTGGGAGAACAGACGTCACTTCATTACCATCAGGAACAAATATAACATATACAACAAAACAACAACTCAATGACTGATAATTTAATAACATGCCCAAAGTGTAAAGCGCCCGAGTCCTGTTACACTCAGCCTGTAAATGAATTTCACAAAGCTTATGTTTGTCTATCTTGTGGTTTTCAAACAAATGATTTAATGTGTGAAGGTGAATTTAACTTTGAAGAATATGAAAATGAACTTCCTGAGCTTTATAGAGATATAAAACAAACTGATGAAGATGGGAGAGTTTGGTATCCTAATGTAATTAATATAGAAGGTAAAGGAACTGTATTTGCCAATGGTACTTCAAAAGAAGAATGGGAGTGGAGTTCTATTAAAAGTGTAAAGCTTACTAAAGAAGAAAAAGAACTTCCTAAATTTAAAGGAAAAAAGTACAAATCAGATTCTAAGACACTAAAAAGTTTTGGTAAAGATTATTTTGAAGCTTGTGAATATATTGGCTTCTTTGATATAAAATAAATGTTATGCCATCAATTAGTTATGCTATAACCGCCTGTAACGAGCACAGGGAACTATCATTTCTATTAGAAGTTTTACGTAATAATATACGTCAAGAGGATGAAATCGTGGTCCAATTAGACTCTAATGCGACTAAGGAAGTTAGAGAGGTTGCTAAAGACTATATAGAATTCCCTCTTAATAAAGACTTTGCCTCATTTAAAAATAACTTGAGTAAACATTGCACTAAAGATTACATCTTTCAAATAGATGCAGATGAATATCCACATCAGTATTTAATTAGCAACTTGGCAGATATATTAGAATACAATCAAACAATTGATGTACTTTTAGTACCTAGAATAAATACTGTATCAGACTTAACTGAACAACATATTCAAAAATGGGGATGGAGAATTGATGAAAAAGGATGGGTCAACTTTCCTGATTATCAATGGAGGATATGGAAAAACAATAGTAAGATTAAATGGATAAATAAAGTACATGAGAGACTAAGTGGTTTTGAAGAGTATTCGCTACTGCCTCAAGAAGAAGGTTACTGCTTATTTCATCCTAAAGATATAGTACGACAAGAAAAACAAAATCAGTTTTATAATACAATCTAGTTATGACAAAATCAGAAACGTATCAAGATTTAGAAGGATATCAATTTACAGAAAAAGAAATTCTTAGATTAGTACAAAGATATATAGAAGAAAAACATTATAAAAAAAGTTGGGAAGCAGGAAAAGATTGGGTTCAATATGCAGGACCATATTTCTCATCTGATGAATATGTAGCAGCAGTTAAAAGTTTACTTACTGAATGGTTGGTATTAGGAGCTGAGGCAAATAAATTTGAAACTAAATTTCCTAAAAAATTTGGTAAAGACTATGGACTACTAGCCAATTCAGGATCTAGTGCAAACCTATTAATGATGCTAGCTATGACATCTAAAAGAGGTCGTAACTTACCTAAAGGCACAAAAGTAATTACACCTATCGCAGGTTTTCCTACTACTATCAATCCTATATTACAAGTGGGATTTACACCTATCTTTGTTGATATTGAACTTGAAACTCTTAATCTAGATCTTGATCAAGTAGAACAAGCTTGTATAAATAATCCTGATGCAAAAATTATTACATTTGCTCACGTATTAGGAAACCCTCCTAATATGAATAAGTTAATGAAGATTATTGAAAAGTATGAATTAATTTTATTAGAAGACTGTTGTGATGCATTAGGATCTTTTTATGAAGGAAAACCTTTAGGATCGTTTGGTGAATTAGCAAGTTGCTCATTCTATCCAGCACATCATATGACTATGGCAGAAGGTGGATTCGTTGCATGTAAAGATGAACAAACTGAAAGAATCATTCGTAGTTTTAGAGAATGGGGTCGTGGTTGTTATTGTATAGGTAAACAAAATTTATTAGAGAAAGGATCTTGCGGTTGCAGATTCAATAATTGGCTACCAGCATTACCAAATGATTTGTTTGATCACAAATATGTGTATGAAGAAATTGGATATAATTTAAAACCTATCGAGCTTCAGGCATCAATGGGATTGGTGCAAATGGAGAAGCTAGAAGAGATTGGACAAAAAAGAAGAGAAAACTATAAGAATCTATTTAGTGCATTTAAAAAGCATGAGCAGTACTTCCATTTACATGAAGCGCAGTCTGGTGCAGATGTAGATTGGTTTGCGTTCCCAGTAACTTTAAAGGATGATGCTCCATTTAAAAGATCAGATATTTGTCAGTTCTTTGAAGCAAATAAAATACAAACAAGACCTTACTTTGCAGGTAATATAATGTTACAACCAGCATATGAAGGACTTATGGATCCTAAAGATGTAATAGAGAAATTTCCTGTAGCAAGAAAAGTTACAACAGATACATTCTTTTTAGGAACATCGCCTGTAATTAATAAAGAAAAGATAGACTATATAGAAACTATTCTTAATAAATTTATTAATCAATTATGAGTAATAAAAAAGCCTTAATTACTGGGATTAATGGACAAGACGGTGCATATTTAACAGAATTTCTTTTGGAAAAAGGATATGATGTATATGGAATATTAAAACGTAATTCTGTTTCTGAAAATCAAACATCAAGACTTAATACGATTTATTCTAAAATAAAAAGTAATTTAGAATATGCAGACATGACTGATATATCGTCTCTTTACAGAGTAGTCAATAAAATAAACCCAGATGAAATCTATAATTTAGCTGCGCAATCTCATGTAAGAATATCATTTGATCAACCTATTTATACAGTTAATGCTACTGGCATGGGTGTATTAAATTTAATGGAAGTTGTGAAAGAAGTTTCACCACTTGCTAAAGTGTACCAAGCATCTTCATCAGAAATGTTTGGAAATTGTATTGATCAAGATGGTTTTCAAAGAGAAGATACTCCGATGAATCCAGTGTCTCCTTATGGATGTTCTAAATTATTTGGATATAACATAACTAGAAATTATAGAAATTCTTATAATTTATTTGTATCAAATGGAATTTTATTTAATCATGAATCTCCAAGAAGAGGTACCAATTTTGTTACAAATAAAGTAGTAAAAGAAGCTGTTAAAATAAAATTAGGATTATCTAATGAATTAGTTTTAGGTAATTTAGATGCATCAAGAGATTGGGGACATGCAAAAGATTATGTAAAAGCAATGTGGTTAATTCTTCAATTAGATAAGCCTGGAGATTATGTATGTGCAACAGGAATATCTCACACTGTTCGTGAACTTGTAGAATATGTTTTTAGTAGATTAGACATGAACTGGGAAAACTATATTAAACAAGATCAAAAATTTTTTAGACCAGAAGAATTAAATGATCTTAAAGGAGATCCAACTAAATTAAAAAAAGATACAGATTGGAAACCTGAATATACTTTTGAATCTATGTTAGATGAAATGATTGAGTATTGGCAAAAAGAATTTAAATAATCATACTAAAAAATTATTTAAATTTTATAAAATGAAAAAAGCTTTAATTACTGGAATTCATGGTATGGTTGGTAGTCATATGGCAGACTTCCTTTTAAATAAAGGATATGAAGTATATGGAACCTCTAGAAATATAGATGTTAAACATTCTAATATAGAAGCTTGTAAACATAAAATTCATTTACTGCAAGCGGACTTAAGTGATAAAAAATCAATAGCTAATGCAATAGAATTAAGTAATCCTGATGAAATTTATAATTTTGGAGGAGTATCGTTTGCTCCAAATAGTTGGACCTTCCCAGAATATACTGCTGATGTTAATGGTGTAGCAGTATTAAAAATATTAGAAATAATAAAAAATATTAATCCTAATATAAAATTATATCAAGCATCTAGTAGTGAAATATTTGGAAATTTAAAAAATATTATTGCTAATGAAGATACAACATTAAATCCAAAGTCTCCTTACGGGTGTGCTAAATTATATGCTCAATGGATAATAAAAAATTATAGAGAATCTTATGGAATATATGCATGTAATGGAATTAGTTTTAATCATGAATCAGAAAGAAGAGATCCTAAATTTGTTACAAGAAAAATAACTAAATCTGTAGCTGAAATTTCATTAGGTAAAAAAGATTTTATTGAATTAGGGAATATAAATGTTAGCAGAGATTGGGGATATACCCCAGATTTTATTGAGGCTATGTGGATGATGCTACAAGATAAAATATCAGATGATTATATAATTGCAACTAATAAGTCTCATACATTAAAATATCTTTTAGAAATAGCTTTTAATACTGTTGGAATATCTAATTATAAAGATTATATAAAAATAAATCCTGAATTCATCAGACCAAATGAAGTTGATAATTTAAAAGGCGATTATAGTAAAATAAAAAACAAACTTGGTTGGGAGCCTAAAACAAGTTTTGAAGATATGATTAAATTAATGGTTAATAACGATTTAAAATTACTACAATGAAAATAGTTAAAATAGGAGATCACTACGTATCTGATTTTGTACATTCAGAAGAAGACTATAAAAATAAAAAGAAATATAGTTTAGACTTAGAACTAGATGAAACAATAGGTGCAGCAAAACTTATTGAAATAGCTCCTTCTAATACTATGTGGGGTAAATATTGGTACAGATCTAGTATTAATACTACTATGACCAAAGAACTTGGAGATATAGTAAAAGAAATAACCTCTAGAATTAAATGGAATAAAGAAGATATTTGGTTAGATATAGCTTGTAATGATGGAACTTTATTAAAACAAATACCGGAAGGATTTATAAAAGTAGGAATTGATCCTGCTGATGATACCTTTTTACAAGAGTCATCTAAACATGCAAAAGTTGTTCAAGATTATTTTAGTTATAATGCTTATAGTAAATTAAATTTAAATAAAAAAGCAAAAGTAATTACTACTATTGCTATGTTTTATGATCTTATAAATCCTGATCCTTTTATTGAAGATATAAATAAAGTATTAGATGACAATGGTATTTGGGTTTTACAAATGTCATATACTCCGTTAATGATTCAGCAATTAGCATTTGATAATATATGTCATGAACATGCTTATTACTATTCATTAAATTCAATTAAAAAATTATTTGAAAGACATAAATTAAAAATAGTAGATTGTACATTAAATGACGTTAATGGTGGAAGTTTTAGAGTATATGTCCAAAAAGAAACCGCTAATATTACATCATTTGGCACAAGTCCTTTAAGAGACGTTTGTAATTTTAGAATTCAATCTTTACTTAACTATGAAAATACTAGTTTTGACATAGGTAAAAAAGAAGTGTGGGATAAGTTTATGTCTGATATAGAAGATTTAAAAAATCAAACTGTAAATTTTATTAAGCAAGAAAAAGCTAAAGGAAAAAAAATATGTGGTTATGGTGCATCTACTAAGGGAAATACTTTATTACAATGGTTTGGATTAGATCATACGCTAATTGATGCTATAGCAGAAAGATCACCTTACAAGTATGGATTAAAAACAATTGGAACAAATATCCCAATTAAATCAGAAGATGAAGTTAGAGCAATGAAACCTGATTATATGATAGTTTTGCCTTGGCATTTCATATCAGAATTTATTAATAGAGAGAATAAGTTTTTAGAAAATGGAGGTAAGTTTATTGTTCCTTGTCCTAAATTTGAAATAATTTCAAAGTAAATTAATGTATAGTAATTTTTTAATGGGAGGTAAGTTAGGGGATTTTTTACATGCAATGTTTGCTGTTAAGCACTTGTGTTTAAAAAATAATACTAAAGCAAATGTATACATGTACAATATAGGATGGGAATTTGGAATACAAAATACATATGCAGAATTAACTCCTATAATGGCTCAACAAGATTATATAAACTCATTAAATATTCTTACGGAATATGAATTAGATCCTATACAAACTCCTGAAAAAAATTCTCTTATAAAAATATATAATGATAAGTTATTATCAGAAGGATATATAGATCTTGGAACATATGTAAACTCTCCTTATATATATAAAACATGCTGGTCTGAATTATATAGTAAAACTTTTGATTTTTCTATTAGTGGAGAATACAATTGGATATCCTATGATAAAAAAATAAATGAATTATCAGATAAAGTATTAATTCATCGTAGGTATAATCCTATTAGATTAAATCATTATTTTCCTCATAATCAAATATTAGAAGAGTATAAAGATAAAGTTATTTTTATATCATCATCAGAAAAAGATTATAAAGAATATGGAAAGAATATTCCATTTTTAAAAGTTTCTACATTAGATGAATGGTTTACTTGTATTAACTCTTGTTCACTTATGGTATCTAATCTATCTTCACCTGCGGTTATAGCTCATGCTATGGATAAATTAAGAATAATAGAACTTCCTAATATTATAGATGCCGCCCATTGTATTGGAGAAGAAAAATATTCTAAAAAAATCTATTGGTATATGGATGAAAAATATAATAATCTATGAAAAAGTTTTTAATAAGTACGCATGGTTTTGATATGGGAATAGGAGGTTTAAAAGTTCTTCATAAGCTATGCCATCTATTAAATGAACGAGGAGAAGATGCATATCTAATTCCTTTAGACTTTAATCAACCATTTGGTGTATATGAAAATTACAATACTAAAATGGTAACACAAGAAGTGTTAGATAATTTAGATGATGTTATTGTAATATATCCAGAAAGTTGGTATGGAAATTATTTAAATGCAAAAAATGTAGTAAGATGGATGATTGGTTTTCCAAGTGAGGTACATATTAATACGTGGTCTGATAAAGATTTGTGGTTTTGGTATCTTCCATTTTATATGACAGAAAAATATAATAAAGATAAAGATAATATTTTATATATAGGAGAACAACATAGAGAAATATTCTATAATAGAAATTTAAATAAATCAGGATCTTGTTGGATGTTAAGAAAAGCACAAGACTATATAAAGCCAGAACAATTTATACATCCAGAAAATAGTACATTTATACCATATCAATCAGGAGGAGATCTAGTAGGATTATCTAATCTATTTAACTCTAAAAATATTTTTTATTGTTATGATAACTATACATATATTAGTATACAAAGTTTAATGTGTGGCACAGATACTATAGTAGTTCCTCATAATAAAACTAAAGAAGATTTTTTTAAAGGGTATGAATTAAATAAATACCTAGCATACGGACTAAATGATTTAGATAGGGCTAAAAGTATAAGGAATGAATTTAATGATCATTTAGATAGTATAGAACAAAATACAATAAAACAATTAGATATATTCATAGATAAATGTTATGATTACTTTAAATGATTTTAGTTTTTTAATAGTTACTCAAGCAAAAGATATGAATAGGCTTTTAGGAGCTTATCAATCAATAAGATTTAATTATCCTGATAACGAAATTGTAATAGTCTATGAAAATAATTCTGATATAAAAATAGATCCTAAAGATTCTAATTTAGTAGAAGTATATACTAATAAAAGAGTTTATGTTAGTGGTGGATATAATTTAGCTCTTAAGAATTGCAGTAAAAAGTGTTTTGTTTTCTTTCATGATGATACTTTTTTAGCAAAGAATTTTTTAGAAAATATAATACCTCACATATCAGAAACACAGTTTTGTAATTTTACAACAGTGGAACCTCCTTTATATAATGATCCAAACACTTTCCAAAAACCTATAATGAATTTTGGTAGGTCAATGGATGTTTTTAATATAGATAAGTTTAATGAATTTTGTGAAGACCATGTAAAAAAAATTCCTAGTTCAACTATAGATTCTCCTTTTGGAGGATTTTTTATGGCTGGATATAAAAGTTCTATTGATAGTGTAGGAGGTTTTGATGAGTATTTTCAACCATATTTTTATGAGGATGGAGACTTAATGATAAGACTTCATCAAGCAGGATATAAGTTTATTCATGTATTAAATAGTTTAGTTTATCATATGGGAAGTTTAACTTCTAGATCTGGTCAAGAAGGAATAGACTCTAGTAAAACTACCGCTGGTTTATATATAAAAAAATGGAAAACTACATGGGAATATATGAGACAGTATACCTTAGCTAATGGTATACCATACAAAAGAATACCCGTAGAAATAAAAGGAGAAAACTGCACTCCTCAATTACAAGAGTTTATAAAACTAATAAATGAACCAGGAAGTGATATAAGCGTACAGTTTGATATGAGATCATTACAAAATCAGGATTTTGAATATCTACAAACTTTACCCTATATATTACAATCCATAGAAGAAAAAGGTGAATATGAATTAGGGAATTTAAAAATTAAATATAAATAAAATGAGTAAAATTATTATTTCAAGTTTGATGAGAGCAAAGAATAAGCAATCATTTTTTGCATTACATCAAATACAATCAAAAATAAATAATTTATATCCAGACGTTAAAGTTGAATTTCATGTTATATGGGATTCTATAGGAAATGAATTAGGTCTTAAAGATGATGAACACTGGTCTGAAGTTATTGATAAAGAAATAAAATATCTTTATTCTTATGATAAAAAGTTTTTTAATGATTATGTAAAAACAGCGTATGGACTAGATTATCAAGAAAAATTTTCTGTTTATTTAGGTATTTATCATGTTTTAATAGGACACTATTTAAGAAGAGTAAAGCTAGAGGATTATTATTTAGTCTATGATGATGATATTATAATTCATGATGATTTTAAATTACCTTGTGATGTTATACTATCAAAAACACCTATGTTTATAGCAGAACCTGCAAATGCAAATTGTGATAAAGTTTTATTTAGAAAATTTGTAGAGATATATGGATTAGAATTTCAAGATATTTACTTAACAAAAAATCCAAATGCGTATGGGTTTAATTCAGGATTCCAAGGTTTTGATCTTACTATTTATGATGATTTTTTATCTGCGGATAGATTTCAACTTCTTATGGATTTCTTTGAATTTAAATCTATATATGATGAAAATGGAGAAGAGATATGGGATAACACAAGATTTTTTATTGATACACAACAACAATCTTTTTATGGTTTAGCAAATTGTGCTTTATCTAAAAAGATGCCACATATACTTAATCCTCAAGAATATTTTGTTGTTCCTAATTTTGGACCCCATCCAAAACATGGGCAATTAGATCCTAATGATGAACCAGATGGTGGATGGAGATGGGGATTAGAATCAAAGATAACTCACTTTATTGGTCATACAAGAGGTAAAGGAAAACCAAAGCAATTTTTAGATAGAGTTGATGAATATTTAAAACAAAATAATTTTTTATAATATGGTAAAAGTAGTTTATGTAACTGGTTGTTTTGGACTTATAGGAAGTCATATAACAAAAGCGTGTTTAGAAAAAGGTTGGTATGTTAAAGGAGTTGATTCATTAACTTATGCTGCAAATAAAGATTTGATTCAAGAATTTTCTTCTTATAAAAAGTTTTCTCTTGTAAAAGATGATATTAATAATCTTAAATTTCTATATGAGTGCGATTATATAATTAATACAGCAGCTGAAACTCATGTAGGAAATTCAATAGCTAATTCAGATAAGTTTGTTTCATCTAATATTAATGGAGTTCATAACTTACTTGAACTATTAAGAAACTATAGACAAGAAACAACTAAAGTTCCAGTCTTACTTCATTTCTCAACAGATGAAGTGTATGGAGATATTGAAGATGGAGCTCATACAGAAAATGATCTTCTTAAACCATCTAATCCTTATTCGGCTACTAAAGCTGCAGCTGATCAATTAATATTAGCATGGGGTAGAACATATAAAATCCCTTACGTTATAGTAAGACCAACTAATAATTATGGAGTAGGTCAGTATGTAGAAAAACTTATTCCTAAAGCATGTAAGTATTTGACTTTAGATAGAAAGATACCTTTACATAATGGAGGATCTCCAATACGTAATTGGTTGCATGCGGCAGATACAGCAGAAGCAGTAATTACTATAATTGAATCAAGAGTACAAAATGAAATATTCAATATCGCTGGTGGATATGAACAAAGTAATTTGTCTACTATAAAGAAAGTTATATACAATTATACTGGATTAAGTACATTTGATGTAAATGAATATATAGATACCGACTATTCAAGACCTGGCCAGGATGTAAGATACGCTTTAGATGATAGTAAATTAAGAAGTCTTGGTTGGAAACCCAAAAAAGAATTTGACTTAGAAATAAAAAATATAGTAGACTACTATAAATCAAAATTTATATGGTAAAAGTAAGTGATGTTATTGCAGACTATTTAAAACAAAAAGGTATAGAAGTAGTATTTGGTATTATTGGATCTGCTAATTCTCATATATTTGATTCTATTAACAAATTAGGTTATACTAAAATAATAAACACACACCATGAACAAGCTGCTGTACTTGCAATGGGTGCCTATTATAGATCATCTGGTAAATTATCTGCTGCTATAGTTACAGCAGGAGGTGGAGCAACCAATGCAGTTACAGGAGTTGTAAGTAATTGGGCAGACTCAGTACCAGGAATTATTATTTCAGGACAAGAGAATTATAATTATGTAAGTACTCAAGAGTCTTTAAGAATGTACGGCACTCAAGGACTAAATGTAACTAAAATGATATCAGAGGTAACTAAAAAAGCAATTGCCTTTGATGATCAAATGAATATTTTTGATACATTAGAAGAATTAGATAAAGAAACAATATCTGATAGACCTGGTCCTGTATGGTTAGATGTTCCTATGAACTTACAAGCTAAGATAGTAAATACTAGAGATTGGAAATTTTATTCTAAACAAATTAATAAAGTAAATGTTGATGATATCATCGATGCAATAAACCAATCAGAAAGACCTGTTATTATAGGTGGAAATGGAGTCAGATTATCAGGAGCTAAAGATATATTTAGATCATTTGTTAACTATGCAAAAGTTCCGGTAATGTTAAGTTGGTCAGGAATAGATTTACTTGATGATAAAAATGAAAACTATTTTGGAAGATTCGGATTGTATGGTCAAAGAGCTGCAAACTTTATTATACAGAATGCAGATACTATTATTGTTTTAGGAAGTAGACTAGCATTACCACAAGTCGGTTATGACTTTACTCAATTTGCAAGAAATGCAAAAATCATTATTGTTGATATAGATGATCTTGAAGCAACTAAATATAAAGTAGATAAACATATAAAATCAGATTGTTATGACGTTATTAGTAGTCTCATAGATAAGACATACATGTTATGGGGATATAAAAAAGAATGGGTAGCTTATTGTTCTGTTATGAAAAACAAATATCCTTTGGTAGAAAATTATCATGAGGATAATGGATATCTAAATTCGTATAAGTTTATAACTAAGATGTCAGATTATTTAAAAGACGATCATATAGTTGTAACTGATATGGGAACAGCCTTATTAAGTGGACACCAGAATATAAAGCTTAAACCTAATCAAACTATGTTTACGTCGCAAGGTCTTGGTGAAATGGGTTATGGCCTTCCTGCTGCATTAGGTGCTGCCCTTGCATGCCCAAACAAGCCTGTGCTATGTTTAAATTGTGATGGAGGAATAATGATGAATATACAAGAACTTCATACAATTATAGAGAATGATCTTCCTATTAAGATTATCATATTCAATAATGATGGATACTTAATGATTAAGCATACTCAAAAGATGTTATTTAAAGGAGACTATGTTAGTGTAAATAAAAAGACAGGAATAGGTCTACCTAAATTTAATAAAATTATGCCAGCTTTTGGATATAAGTATTATGATCTTAAGACATGGGATAATTTTGAAAATACTATGACATCCTTTGTAAATGATCCAGGACCTGCTTGTTTAGAAGTATTTATGGATCCCGAACAAGATTTTATACCTAAAGTAAAAGGAGTACTTAAAGAAGATGGAAGTATATTCCCTCCACCAATTGAAGAAATGTCTCCACTACTTTCTTTAGATGAAGTAAAACAAAACATGATAATAGAGATTAGTGAAAAATCTAAATTAATTAAAAGATGATTAATGCTGGAATTATAGGAACAGGTAATATTGGTACAGACCTACTGTTAAAAATACTTAAGACTGATTATATAAAACCTGTAATATTTGCAGGTCGCAGAATGGATTCAGATGGTATTAAGATAGCTCAATCAAAAAATATAGAAGTTACAGATAAAGGTATTCAATATTTTATTGACAATCCCAATTGCTGTAATGTAGTATATGATTGTACAAGTGCAGCAGATGCAAAACTACATGCTAAAATATTTGCTGATCAAGGAATAAAAGTTATTGATTTAACTCCTGCAAAAGTAGGACCTTTATGTGTACCTAGTATCAATTCTAAAATTATATTAGATTCTGGTAATGTAAATATGATTACATGTGGAGGACAAGCATCAATGCCAATGCTTAACCTAATATCTAAGTATTGTGATAAATTAGATTACATAGAAGTTGTATCTCAAATTGCATCTAAAAGTGCAGGTATGGCAACAAGAATTAATATTGATTCTTATATTCACACAACAGAAATGGCAATAAAACAATTTACAAAGTGTGATAGTTGTAAAGTTATATTAAATTTGAATCCTGCTGAGCCATGCGTTGATATGCAAACTACGATGTTTTTAAAGTTTCAGAACATTGATTTTGAAGATTTAGTTGAAGAGATCTATAAAAAAATCAAAGAACTAAAAACTTATATACCGCACTACGAATTAGTATTACCTCCAGTTATAAATGATGATATACTTGTATTAAGTATTAAAGTAAAAGGAACAGGAGATTATTTACCAGAATACGCAGGTAATTTAGATATTATTAACTGTGCCGCAATTGAAGTAACTAAAAATTTATTATAATGAGTAAGATCATAATAACAGATTCATCATTAAGAGATGGCAATCATGCTGTAAAACATACAATTAATCTTGATCAAATAAAAAGATATTGCCAGTTTGCAGATAAAGCGGGTATTCCTATTGTAGAAGTGGGACATGGTAATGGTTTAGGCGCCTCATCTTTATTAATAGGATTATCACCATATACGGATCAACAAATATTAACTACAGCAAAAGAAAATCTTAAAACATCTAAGCTTGGTATTCATATTATTCCTGGGATTGCTACAGTTAAAAAAGATATTGAGCCTGCAATTAATATGGGTGTAGATGTATTTAGAATTGCAACACATTGTACTGAAGCTACACTATCTAAATCTCATATAGAATATTTAAAGAGTAAAGATAAAACTGTAGTTGGAGTATTAATGATGAGCGCATTGGCTGATACTAAAACTTTAGTTGAGAATGCAAAAGTTATGGAAGAGTATGGAGCAGAGGCGGTAGTGATTATGGATTCTACAGGTACGTATTTACCAAAAGATGTTTATGAAAGGATTGATGCATTAAAAAATAATCTTAGTATTGATATAGGTTTTCATGCTCATGATAATTTAGGATTAGCCACAGCAAATTCATTAACTGCTGTAAATTACGGAGCTAAATATATTGATGCTTGTATTAGAGGATTTGGTGCAGGAGCAGGTAATGCCCATTTAGAAATGCTAATACCTGTATTAGAAAAGAGTGGATACGAAGTAGATATAGACTTTCAAAAAGTTATTATAGAAGCAGATAAAGTTATGGAATATTTAGTACCTACCGCCCCTATATCTACTCCTGTTAATATACTTACAGGTCTAAATAGACTATTCTCAGGATTTGAAAAACCAATTATAAAAGCATCTAAACTATTTGGAATAGAATATTCTTCATTAATTTTTGAACTTGGAAATAGAAAGTTAGTTGCTGGGCAAGAAGATCTTATATTAGAGGTAGCGCAAAAATTAAAGAAATGAATGTATTAATTACAGGTGGAAATGGATTTCTTGGATCTAATTTAGTTAGGAAGTTTTTATTAGAAAAACATAGTGTGTATGTTATATCAAACAATACAAATAATATAGAAGATATATTAAACAAAATTAAATATAGCAAAGGACATACTAGAGATATACTCAATCTATTTGAAGATATAAAATTATTTTCACCAGACATCGTATTACACTTAGGATGGTCAGGAGGAAATAGTCATTTAGATGTTAATGATATAAAACAAGTACAAGATAATGTAGAACCTGGAATTTACTTTCTAGAGATGTTAAGTAAACTTCCAATAAGTCCTAGTTTTTATGGCTTTGGAAGTTTTTCAGAATACGGAAACTATAATAGAAAAATATTAGAAACAGATATAGAAAATCCAATAAATTTATATGGACTATCTAAATATACATTTAAAAATTATAGTAAGTTATTATGTAAAATGTATGGAATGGATTGGGGTTGGATAAGACCTTGTTATACTTATGGTCCTTATGATGTTAATACAAGATTAATTCCTCTATTAATAAAAAAGTTTTATAATAATGAAACTGTAATTTTAGATGATTGTGAAAAAAAATTAGATTACTTATATGTTGAAGATTTTGTAAATTACGTTTATGAATTAGTTATTAATAGGCATATAGGAATTTTTAATATTTGTTCTGGACATGAATACAGATTGAAAGACGTTATATTAAATATAAAAGAATTAACAAATTCTAAAAGTAAAATAAAATTTGATTCTAAATTAAATAGAGAATTTATATCTAATTACATTTGTGGAAATAATGATAAAGTGTCTTTTACAACAAATATATTACCAAAAACAAATTTAAAAACTGGACTAATAAATACAATAAATTATTACAAATTAAAAGTACATGAAGAATTTAACGGTTGAAAAAGAAGGAGGCTGGATTTGGCCAGTTATAGATGAAAATAGTTGGAAATACCAAAATGAATTCCAGAATTTAGTAGAGCATGTAATGCCTTATGTAAAAGAAAATCGTGTTATGATTCAAGCAGGAGGAAATTGCGGATTTATGCTTAGTAAATTTGTGGATAAATTTGATTATGTTTATACATTTGAACCAGATCCGGTTAATTTCTATTGCTTAAATCAAAATGTTCAAAATCAAAATGTTATTAAACTGCAAGCATGTTTAGGAAAAGATAGAAATCCAGTAAAAACTCAACACTTGTTTAGAGAAAATAGGCCTAATGATATAGGTGGAGTACATATATCTGGAGAAGGATATACACCTTCAATCATGATAGATGATCTTAATTTATCATATTGTGATTTAATACAATTAGATGTAGAAGGATATGAATTAAATGCAATTTTAGGTGGTATAGAAACTATAAAAAAGTATAAACCAGTTTTGTGTATAGAATTCTGTGAAAAATGGTTAAATAGATATGACTCTGATTCTGAAAAACTTATTAAACTATTAAATGATAATGGATACTTTATAGTGGCAGATTACGGAGTAGATAAAATATTTACATACAATTCATAGATGTGAAAATAATTTTAATATAATGAATAATCTTAAAATATTAATTACTGGGGCAAATGGTTATATAGGAAGTTCATTATACAATGCATTTAAAAATAAGTATGAAGTAACTTCTATAAACAGGAATCATTTTAATTTAATTGATATTCAAAAAATGATTAATTTTTTTGATGGCAAATATTTTGATGTAGTTATACATTGCGCTGTAGCAGGTGGAAGTAGATTAAAAGAAGACAGTTGGGAAGTAATGGATAATAACTTATCTATGTATTATAATCTACTACAATGTAAATCACATTATGGAAAATTAATCCAATTTGGTTCAGGAGCAGAATATTCACAAGAAGATAAGCCTTATGGATTTAGTAAAAGAGTTATATCTAAATCTATACAAAATAAGGACGGATTATATAACTTAAGAATATATGCAGTATTTGATGAGTTAGAATTAAGTACTAGATTTATTAAATCTAATTTAAATAGATACATAAATAAAGAAGATATGCATATACACCATAACAAATATATGGACTTCTTTTATATGCAAGACTTAATTAAATTAGTAGAGCATTATATACTTAATGACAATTTACCTAAACAAGTTGATTGTACATATGAAGATATTAAAAGTTTAAAACAGATATGTCAGTTCATAAATACTCTTGATGATTATATAGTAGGAATACAATTTGAACAATCAGGATTAACAAAAGGATATGTTGGCTTTAATAAAACTTTGCAGTTAGATTACATAGGGCTTCAACAAGGAATAATTAATACATACAATAAATTAAAATGCAACAAATAAGTTTCATAACAAATACAGGTATAGATACATTAGATCATACAAAGCTTTTATTAGAATCTTTAAAAAATAATTTAATAGGTAAAGAACATGAGATCATAGTCTTTATAGATAAAGATAATGATGGTACATATGATTATCTTAAAAGTATTAAAAATGATTTTTATGATCTTAAAATAATTACACATAAATTAAAAGGACCTGTAGGTTATCAAAGAAATTCTAATCTACTTATTGATATAGCTAGACATGAGATTGTAAGTTATCTTCAATCCGATATGGTTGTAGGTCCTGATTATGATGTTAATATTTTAAATCAACTAGAAGATAATTGTATACTATCTGCTACTAGAATAGAACCTCCACTTCATGGATATTCTGATTATACTATAATAGAAGACTTTGGAACTGATCCTACTAAATTTGATATGGAAAAATGGAATCAATTTTCTAAATCTGTAAAATCAAATAAAAGAGCTGAATACTTTTTTGCTCCAATAACTTTCTATAAAAAAGTATGGCAAAGTATTGGTGGTTACGATACAGTATTTAGAAAGTCTAGAGAAGATTCTGACTTTGTACAAAGATGTGTTCATGCAGGAATAAAAATGACACAAACTTGGCAAGCTAATGTCTATCATTTTACTTGTATAAGTTCTAGAGGAAAGAATTGGTTTGATAAAAATAATGAAGAAGCTCAAAGAAAATTAGAAATTCAAAAAATAGCTGACGGAATAGAGATTAGAAGGTTCTTAAAAAAATGGGGCAATTTTAATCATGGGGAAGAAAAGTTAAAAAAGTTAGATATTGATCTTGTAATAAAAGATAACAAACAATTGAATCCTTTGTTTATAGCACAATTAGAAGTATATTCATCTAGAGTGTGGTTAAAATCTCAAGAGCAAGTAAATATAATGATAAAAACATTTAGTAATGAACAAGATCCTGCTAATGAACTTTTAGGATATGTAAAAGAAGGATGGGAAGAAGCAAGACATTTATTTAGAACAATTGATTTTGAATCTATATATAAAGTAGGAGAGCCGATAGATTTTAATATAAAAATAGAAGTTGATTTTACAAACATAGATCCAGCCAAAGATGAATTCCTACAAAATATAACGCGCTTGGGTGACATCCTAGAAGGCTCTGAACCTGGAATATATGAACTAGGATCTGCTAAAATAGAGGTCAGAAATGTGGTAGACCTAGCTCAGAATCAAATTGTTGTAACTAATCCACCATTCGACTATTCATTATTGATTATAGAGTAATATTTATATAAAAAAACAAATGGCAAAGGCAGCTAATCCATTATTTGATATAACCGTAGCAGGAAAGAAATACAAACTTAGGTTTGATGTAAATGACAATCCAACTAAACTTGGAGTTAAAATGCAATTCGTACTAGATCAAGAACTTGAAGATCCTAGAGACAAGCAAATGTTGGCTAATGAAATTAGTGTGGCATTACAGAAAAAACTTGGAGCTTCTGGAGTTATGGTTGATTATGATGATCGCAATCCATATAAAAATGTAATAGGCTTTATTGTACCTTTAAACTCTGTGGCAATGTTATTGATTAAAGCCATGAAAGGAGGAGCTTAAAATAAAATAAATTAGTTATGGTAAGAAGAAGAGTTGTCAGGGCTTTATTTGATAATCCTGAACACATTACAGCAGAAGACGTTTCCCAATCTGAAATACTTAAATCTTTATTAAAGATACATACACCTAATTCTATAGAGTATGCTATAGTTAATAAGAAGATTTATGCTTGTTTATTTGAGATAAATGAAACTAATGAATATGTAGAGATCCATAAAAACCATTGGGTTCAGGCTTTAGAAACCTGTTTACTATGGTATGTTGAAGAAGAGAATTACGAAATGTGTACTCATATTAAAAATATGATTCAATCAATTCAAGATAAGAATAAGGCCAGAAAATTTACAACTAAAACTAAAGCCAGTGGAGAATGATTTCAAACAAATTCAATTAGGAGTAGACTCTATAATTGGAACTAAGACTGTAATAAGAAGGAAGAAAAAGACTGAAGTAGATAAAAAAAGAGAATTGTTTTTTAACATGATGAATAGTCTAGATGAATTAAACGTTAGACAAAACATTATGTATGCAGATCTTAACTTAGACTTTGCAGACTATGATGAGAAGTTTTTTACTGTTATAGATGCTCTTATCTATATGCACTTTGGTAAACAATGTACTGAGGTAATTAGTTTCTATTTGTATGAAAGAGTAAATAGTGATGGTACATTAAATCCAATAATAATTAATGACAAAGATGAATTAATACTTGAAAACCCGTATGATCTTTGGCATTTAATGTGCAAACTAAATCCTAAATTAGATGCCTAAAGGTTTCTTCACAAAAGAAAACATGGCTAAAGAAGCCAGACCAGATACTTGGTGGAATAAGGGACTTCAATTAACAGAAGAGCAACTTAGAGAAGCTATGGCAAATAGTCGTAGTAATAAAGAAGCTGCTAGATGGCTTGGTATTACAGATATAACATATAAGAAATACGCTAAGTCTTATATTGATCAAGAAACAGGAAAGACTTTATTCGAACTACATAAAAATATTCCTGGTAGAGGTGTACCTAAAAACCTTGCAGGTTCCAAATGGAAAGTTGACTTAGATGAAATGCTTAAAGAGAGTCAACCTATTAATTCAAAGAGAATAGCAAAGCTTAAAGAAGCTTTAATGAAAGATGGTAGACTTGGATATCAATGTTCATCGTGTAAGTTCTCAGAGAAAAGATTAACAGACATGAAAGCTCCACTACTACTTAGTTTTAAAAACGGAAAGAAGAGTGATTGGAGACTTGAAAATTTACAATGGCTTTGTTATAATTGCCACTTTCTTTATGTAGGAGATCCATTCTCAAATAAGATGTTACAAAGAGTAGAAGCAGTTTCTATTGATAGTCCTGAAATAAAAGAAGAAGTACAAGAATTATATCAACTTGATGACTTTTATTATGAGCATTTGAAAAAGCTTGGACTAGAAGGAGATGGAGATATATTATTCAAAGACGAAGATATCATAGACTATAAGGATCAAGACGATGGATCCGAATTTATAGACATCAGAAGATAATCATTTATATATGTAGTTTCTTTATATATATAACCTATTGATTTCCAATACTTTATAACTTATTGATTTTCAATCACTTGCATAACTGATTGATTTCCAATCGACAATTTTTAAAAAAAGACTAAAAAGATTTTTTTATGTCAAAAATATGTCGTAATTTTACTATGTATCAAATCAATAATGAATATGGACATCAAGATCTTCGTTTTTAACTACATTACTAAAGAGACAATCATTGACAGTACGATAACTGTTCAAGGTGATTTTGCAACAGCCGAGGCTAACCACCAGGTATTTAGAGAAGTTCATCCGGACTGTCAAGTCAATTTTGTAATTGATAGTAAGAACTTCATTTTTGCTCCACCTTTAAATCAAGAAAAGGATGAGATCGCTTATGAAGAAGGTCGTATGACTTGGAACGAATACGTGACTAAGTGGCATGGAGGTTCAGCATTAGAAAGCGATAGCGATATGCTTAGCTATGAAGATATGGCGCATGCTGCATTTTATTCTCAAAATTTATAAAATAATAGGATATGAAAATATTAAGCGTAAATGATTATTTTGTAGAGGTATTGTGGATAGACGATAATGAGATCGAATACATTCCACGTGAAGAGTTTGACAAGAAGTATGGAGCTCCAACTGATCCTTCAATTCCAATTTTATTCATTAAATAAATAGTTATGACGTTAACAATTCCAATCGTTACTTATCCACATTTTCCAAAAGAAATTCAAACAATCCACTTAAATTAAAGTTATGACTCAGAAAGAAATTAAAGCATTGGCATCAGAGATCGTTGGTGACGGACAACTTCCTAATAAGTTTTTTGTAATGGTAAGTCCTTATATTACAACTATTGACGAATTTGGAGACCATAATCAAGAACTTATTGAAGGGTATACTGATGAAGATTCTACAATAGAAGTCTTTGACACTTACGAAGAGGCCGAAGAATATTTTAATACAATAGATCTTGATCATCGTTACGGCACAGGACATGCCATGATTGAAGATAGATTGACTGGCCAAATTACAGAGGCATTTTTAGAGTCAGTAGTTGAAGTCAATTATCATTTGCGTGGATATGATATGTCAAAAACATTTGGTTATAAAAAATAATAGTATGAATAAATTAAGAGTACAGAAAACAATCCTACCTAAGAATTCTTTAGAGTATAATGAATGGCTAAAAGAATTTAATTTTGGAAGTGCTTATGATCTTACTAAAGAGAAAGCTAGGAAGCACTCTTTAAATGAACACTACGACTTTACTAAACTAATTCCTCAGACTGAAGAATTTAGTTTTAAAAATATCCTAGAATTGGTTAAATTTAAGTTCCTATGATAATTGTGCACTCTTTTATAGTTCCATTCTTTTGGATAGACGAGAAAGGTCCTTATCTAATAGATGATAATGGAAGAAGAGATTTGCCTCAAGGTACCACAAGAGATCAGATCCTGTGGTTCAAGAAGCCTCATAGAGGTGGAAAGAATCCGGCATTTGAAAGAGATATTGAATGGGATATGGAAGGTACGAAAGGTAAGAAGTATCTAGTGACACTCAAAGGAAAAACCTGGGAGTGTAATTGTCACTCATACAAATTTTCTGGAAATAAAAGAACATGTAAGCATATAGAGGACTTAAAGAGTTCATATTTATCATAGGACCTAAAACCTATCTATATGAACAAGAAGGAAAAAGAGTTCGTCAAATACGTAAAGTCTGAATGTAAAAAGTATGGAGTCAAGTGTGACTTGAGGAAAACTAGATATGTCAGATTATCAGGAAATATAAAGTGCTCAGGATATTTTGATGAAGATACTCCGGCTCTTGTTTGTTCAATGAATAGAAAGGATTGGATAGAGATCCTTGCACATGAATTTTCTCACCTCACTCAATGGGTAGAGCAGATAGATATTTGGAAGAAGTGTATGACAAGTATGCCTCTTGTAGATGCTTGGTTAGAAGGTGAAGAGGTTCCTAATATAAAGAAACATTTGGCAGTATCTAGAGAGTTAGAATTGGATAATGAAAAAAGGTCTGTAAGAATTATTAAAAAGTTTGGTCTAGATGTAGACATAGATAGCTATATAAAAAAGGCTAATGCATATATCTATTTCTATAATAGATTATTGGCTACAAGAAAGTGGGCCACTCCAAACAATAGCCCATACAGTAACCAAAAGATCATAGAGAAGATGCCAAGGTATTTTAAAGCTGATTATTCAATAACACCTAAAAGAATAGAAAAAGTATTCATACAAGAAAACTTATAGTTATGGACTCAACAATAAAGCCTACAAGAAAACACGTAAATCAAATCCTTGATTGGTGTATAAAGACTTATGGTAAATCTAAATTCAATAGACCAATTCCAGAAATAGAGTTTAAGAAACCAGACTACTATACAGAAGGATGTATAGCATATTACGATGAGATTGATGCTGTTATATTTGTAGACAAAGTTGCTAATGATAGTTTAAATGAGTTAGCGAATAGCATCATCCACGAATATATACACTACAAACAAAACATGAAACACTATCAGATACTTGCAATGTATCTACCAGATCATAAAAATCCTATGGAAATTGAGGCATCAAAAATTGCTAAAAGAGATACAAAAAAGTGCTTAAAAGAACTATTTGGCACTAAGTAGTTTAACCTTACTATTAATATTTATTGTTATATTAATTTAATATAATGACTATACTTCAAGTAACAGAATCAGAACACATAAAAGAGTATTTTTTACAATATGGGGTTTTGGGTATACTTGCTTTTTTACTTGGCTATTTTGCATGGATGCAATATCAAAGACTTGTTAAAAAAAATGATATGCTTGAAGAAAAAGTAGATAGACTTCAAGAAGAGATGATGGGATTAATAGCAGAAGAAAGAGATAGATTAGCAGAACTTATTAAAGATAATACTGAAGCGTTACGTGAATTACAGAAAACAATATTTAAGTACATGGTTAAAAATAATGAGTGATGGATTACAAGAAATATTCTTTAGGCAAATTGGGAGATAAGTTAGTTAAAGCAATGGAAGCTAAAGAACATTTCGATAAGAAAGAAGTTGAAAATAATTATATTAGAAAAATACAGACACTAAAAGAGATCCTTACTCACGAATATAAATTTGCTAATGAAAATAAAGGTAAGCATTTAAATTATGCAATTAAATTAGAAGTAGTTGAAAAGCATATTGACTACGTAAAAAAGGTTCAAAATAAAAAGTCATTTGATCAATCAGACAAACAGATCATAGACCAACTAATCCTAAAGTACACTTCTCATAACTGATTGATTTCCAATCACTTATAACTTATTGATAATCAATCACTTATAACTAATTGATTTTCAATCGAGAATTTTCAAAAAAGATCAAAATAAATTTTTTTATTTCGACGGAATGTCTTAATTTTACTATGTATCAAACAAATAAAGGTTATGAATAAGCAAATTATCCTCTCAGCTCTCGAAGCACAGCTCAAGACAAAAGAATCAGAAACAGAAGTCTACGAAAATGACGTAGTCAAGCCAGCGTATGAAGCACAAAATGCCGTCATCTTATCTTGGTTCCAAGAAAATGTATCTAATTTAATTCAAAAAATAGTAGCTACTAGTGACAGGATTGAGATCATGAAATTTGAAGAGCATGCACGCTGGAATTCATGTAGCATTTCTCTAATGCATGACTATAGAAGTGAAAATAGATCTAAGTATGCTGAATTTAGTTGGTATAGTTCTAGAGCTACGGCAAAAGACGGATTTGTTCTAGCCGATGTACAGATATTTGGAGCTGTAGCTGCTAAGTTTCAAGAGATAGAAAACAAATTCAAGCACGAATGGAATCCAGCATTCTTAGAGATATATCGTGAAGCCAATAAAATGGAAAGAGAATGTGCAGAATTGCGTACCACTATTAGTAATACAAAATATGATATTGCTAATGAATTAAAGAATCAATACAAAAAAGTTGGTTTCTCTTGTGAACTAAACACCAAGAAGTATATCAATAGAAATTATGATACTGGTGAAGTTACTTTGGAAGATGTGAAACACCAAATAAAATTGCAAATAGGTAGAAGCAACTACGATTATATATATGTAAATGCTTTCAAAGTGAAAGAATTAAACAAGTACAAATGTACGTTAGAGTTTTCTAATGATAGCCGATCAGATAAAGAAGTTACAATAACAATTAAGAGATTTAATGAGTTTATTGATGATGTATTTAATTGGCAGAATGGTGGATCTGAAAGTGATAGTAGGTATACAACCGATAGATACAATAGACAATATGCTAAAAAAGAAAATGCTGAATAATGAAGTACGTTAAGTATTTAAAAGACGAGTCATTATTGGCACTAACAGGATTAATTCTAATGTTCATTTATATTATATCAAAAAATTAAAGGTTATGGGATTAGACATGTACATGTATAAAAAACTTTATATATCTCAAGGTGATTTTTTTAAAGAAGAGTATAGAGATCAGGTCTCTGTTACTAAAGGCGGCAAAGATCATCCTACAATTAAAAGTAGTCGCGTTAAATATATAATTGAAGAAATAGGATATTGGCGTAAAGCAAATGCTATTCATAAATGGTTCGTAGATAATATTCAAAAAGGACATGATGATTGTGGAGAGTATTTTGTATTTCCAAATAAACTTCAAGAACTTAAAGATCTTTGCCTTCAAGTAATTGAAGACGGTAATAAAGCTCCTGAACTACTTCCTACTACTAGTGGTTGTTTTTTTGGTGGTACTGAATATGATGAATATTATTTTGATGATCTACATGAAACCGTAAAAATAATAGACGAAGCTTTATTAGATCCTGAAGGAGCTTATTATTATTCATCAAGTTGGTAAAAATAAAAACATGAAGACATTTAAAGACTTAGAATTTATAGAAATGAAAGATCTATTCTATAATGGAGTGCAGTGTAGAATTCAATTTGGCAATGGATACGGAGCCAGCATAGTTAGACACAACTTTAGTTATGGAGGAAAAGAAGGTCTCTATGAGCTTGCTGTATTAGATGAAAATGGAAAGCTGCATTACGACAATCCAGTAGCTAATGGAGATGTTAGAGGACATTTGACACCTGAAGAAGTTACAGAACTATTAAAACAAATTCAAGAGTTATGAAAAAATATTGTAAAGTGTGTGGAACTGAGATCCACCCAAAGCGCGTAGCATTAGGATATTCTACTTCTTGTGTAAAGCATTCGACTGCCGAGAGATATACAGGTATTGTGGCAGCAGGATCTAAAAATGACTTTGAAGTTCATGTCATTAAAGATAGTAAGGTTGCCAAAGAACTTGTTAAGATGTCAAATATTTATTAGAAAGAATCAAATGAATTACGTAGATCCAGTTAAGTATAGCAAAGCAATTCTATCATTGATGGAAGATGAATCAATGCCACAAGAAGAAACTATTCCTGTTGAAGGTACTATGAGTATGAAAGAGAGAGTTAGTAAACTTTCTCCTGATGATCAAAAGAAACTTAAGGAATATATTGATGCTATAAAAGAGATTAAGAAAGAGATCAATGAATTAATCAATAAAGATGCCATCGCAGAAGAAGGCGGTAATATGTCTTCAGGATTGTATATGAGTACAGAAGAGGAATAAAATAAAATAAAATGGTTTTGTTAAATTTAGTTTACGGAGTTCTTTATGGTATCATAGGACAAGTCTTATCTTTTATTCAACTACAAGGCGGTATTAAATGGGGTTGGACTGAGAAATATAGTTGGGCTCTTATGTTACTTGGACTTCCTATTAGTTGGGCATTCATGAAAAGTGTCCACAATTTTATCTTAGCATTTCATGGAGAAACTTGGCCTTCAAGACTATTAGGATTTGGAATTGGAGTTATAGTATTCATTGCACTTACTTGGTTTTTATTTAAAGAAGGTGTAACACTAAAGACTTCAATTTGTTTATTTCTTGCATTAATTATAATTTTGATACAAATGTTGTGGAAATGAAAACTGTTGTATTAGGAGACACTCACGGAAGATCTAATTGGAAGCTAGCTATTTATCAAGAAGAACCAATTGATAGAATTATATTTATTGGTGACTACTTTGACTCATTTGAGTTTAGTGGAGTAGAGCAGATTAATAACTTCAAAGAGATTATAAAGTATAAAGAAGATAATCCCCAAGTTGAAGTGGTAATGTTAATTGGTAATCATGATCATCATTACTTTCCAGAAGTAGGATATACAGGTACTAGTGGTTATCAAAATAAAATTGCTCCATCAATTACACAAGTCATAGATGAGAATAGATATAATTTGCAAATGGCTTATGGTTTTGGTGAATATCTATTTACTCATGCTGGTGTAAGTCCTATTTTTATGGATCAAGTATTTGGTGAAAATGATTGGAGTATTGAAAATGTTGTAGTTGATCTAAATGAAATGTTTAAATACAAACCTAGAGCATTTGACTTCAATGGTTTTGATGCCACAGGCGACAATACTACACAAACTCCTATATGGATTAGACCTAGATCTTTAATGTCTGCAAATAAGAAACATCCTAAAGGATTAAAGAAAGACTATATTCAAATTGTAGGACATACTCAAATGCGTAAATTAGATTTAGAAGATAGTAATAAATTTACAGGAGGTAGATATTATTTCATAGATACTATGGATACAACAGGACAATATCTTATAATTGAAGATGGTAAACTAAGTATTAATTCTGTAAAATGATTATTAACTATGTCAGTAAAAGAGAGAGCAAATTTCTTAGTAGAAAGATATGGAGAGAATTGTATTCAAGTTGTTAATAGTTTATTAGAAGACAATACAGAAACAAAGTATTTGTCTTATTGGAAAGATGTACTTAAAACATGTCAAGAAATTCTAACAAATAAAAAACAAGTTAATGCCTAACGTAGTTGATCTAGTAGATCGTATAGAAGAAATGTTTACTGATATGCCTGATAAAAGAAAGAAGAAGGAATATCAAGAATGGAAAATAACTATCAATAAGTTAATAGAAGAAGTAAATAAAATGTCAAAGATAAAAATGTATTCAACTATTAAATAAAGAGTTATGAATAATAGAAGGAACTTTCTAAAGCTATTTACAATGGCAGCAGTAGCAACTGCGTTGCCTAAAATAGAACCAGAACCACAGAAATTAGTTATTAACTCAACTAATAATACTGATAGAATGATTGGTGTTCATGGGGTAGAGAGGATGAGAATATATTCTAGTGGAAATATAGGTTTATCTGTCACTCAACCTTCAAATATCTTACTAGTAATTTAATACTATAACTATGGCATACAGTCGCTTCGGCACCTCCAGATGGTACACTTATTGGTATGAAGATTATAGATCAGGAATAAAGTTTCCTACTAAAAGAGAAAAGAGGAAACAAATGTTTATGATCCATGACTTTCCTACATATATAATTACATACGGTGAACTACAAGATAAAGGCATGGGTAGAATATGGGATGATATACGATTATTCTATTGGGCTGATACAGAAGAGTTCAAAGCAAAGAAACCTTCTGAGACTGAGATGCGTGAGTTAATGACTTATATTATGGATTGGGAAAGAGATGTGAATGAACATTTTAAGTTATTGAATTTTATAAAACGTGAATGGTATTATCCATTAAGAATTAAAATAAAAAGTTATGGAAAAAAATTATAAGCAACATAATTCTGGACATTATCTAGAATTAGCTGATAGATTAAGTGTCATTATGGGTAACTTAGATGAATATTGTTATGATCATCCTGCTTCTAATGATGATATTAAAAAATTTATAGATGAAGCAATGAAAAATCTTTGGGATGCATATCAAATAACAGGAGTAAACATATGTGAATACTCCGGACTAAGAGGGTTAGAAGGATATGAGTAAGCGCGGCCGCGGGTAGGGCACTTTCCGAGAGGGCCTAAAAAATACCATAAATACAAATATGCCAGAAACTACACTACAAGAAGTCCTAATCATACTAATAACATGGGAAATAACAAAACTAATACTAAGAAAGCTA